ATGCGTGGCATGTTTAAGAGTTTTGCTTTAGGCGCCATCGGTGCTTCCTCGATACCCGAGGTTCTGGCGCGGGAAGGTGACAACATCGAATCGAAGAATCAAACGCTCGCGCAGGTCCGAGCGCAATTGGAACACACGCTGTCGACTTACCTGACGGGAACACCTCCGACCTCTGAAGAAACAGAAAAGCTAGGAGCCCAGCTGAAGCTATATGAGCATGGGCGGAGCAAGGCAGCACTCTTGCTCGCACGCCGTTTAATTGCAGCTGGCGATGAGGAAGCCGCGAGACCTCTGATTGAAGCGCTACTGACCGTTCAGCCGGAGGGCCGCGGCTTCTTCAATGTTACAGTATCGATGCGGAATGGGACCATTCGTGACAGACTTCAAGGAGAGCATTTCAGACGGTTAGCCCCGAGAGCCAAAACAAACGCGGCGGCAGCCGCGACACTCGGCGTGCAGCTTCTCCAGGTTGGCCGGGCTAGCGAGGCATTATCGGTCTTGAATAAAGCCCTTCACATCAGTTCCGATCCTCGACTTCTCGCGACGAAGGCTGACGTTTTGTTCTGGCTGGACCGCTTCGAGGAAGCTTGCTTGGCCGCGCATGATGCCCTGGCCCAAGGAAACGCTCTTACAGCGAAGGAAAAAGGAGCGCTCTATCTTACGATTGCGAAAAGCAACATCGCTCTTCGACGCGGAGATGCAGCTCTGGACGCTCTAAAGAATCGAAGTGCGGAATGCCCGACCGAAGACCAGAACGAAGCAACTTCCGTCTACGCCAACGTTCTCAATGGCCGATTGGAGGATGCTTATCTCCCATACTGGCAAGGCCCCGGGGTAAAGGCGATCGCGGCGATGGGCCTCAAGACCGTAACGATTGACCAGCTCAACGCTGCGCGGGATAGCGGCAAGAAAATGGATGGGACGTGCGCCATCGTTTGCGTAATGGGCCTTGGAGACGAGGTCCGCTTTGCGAGCTTGTTACCCGCAATCTCAAAAATATTCGCGCATGTCACGATGCTATGCGACGAGCGTTTACAAACGATTCTTTCTCGCAGCTTTCCGGACGTTGAGTTTCGCGGCGTCAACATTAATGACCCCGTTCCTGGGATAGACCGGGCCCTTGTTAGGCGGCTTGATTCGTCTTCCATTGGCCTGGTCCGAGACGCTGATTATGTCGCCGATCTGAAGCAATTCGCGGCCGTCTTCCGCAGAAGTCCTTCAGATGTGCCAGCTACCGGCAACCACATTTCGCCACGCGCCGATCTCGTCACCAAGTGGCGTGAATGGGTCCACCGCTCCGGAGGCGTGGACCTCATCGGACTCTTCTGGCGGTCGGATCTTCAGTCGCACGCCGCGCAGCACAAGCAGACGAAGTTGGGTGAATGGCTTCCAGCGCTATCCGGATTGGGGATGAAGATTGTTCCGCTTCAATACGGTCTCACTGATGACGAACAAAAACTGATTGCGAGCGACCCAGCGTTCGCGCGGCTTCCTACCGGCATCGATGTAAAAAACGATCTGGAAGAAATGTTTGCGCTGCTAGCTTCATTGCCCCTGATAATTAGCCTCCCAGGCACGACGCAGCACATGGCCGGAGCAGTTGGCGCAAACGTAATCTGTCCTGCGCATCCATTTGAGGCCGCGTGGCGAGTTACGCCGGGAAGAGCCCACGAATTGTGGGCGCCGTCCGTAAAGATAATAGCAGGAGAACCCGCCGAGGGACTTGCGGGTTCCGTAAAGGCAGCTATTCAGGAAGTGCGACGACACGAGAGGGGAACACTGATGGAATCGAGCTTGCGTAGCCGTTTGAAACGAGTCGTCCGAAGCTTGGGCTTGAGGGCCGCTCCAGCAACCATGGTTCCTGTCGCACAGACGAACTTCACGAAACCTCTTCAAAACAAAATCAGCAAGCTTGAAAAGAGCCTGGTGGCTCGGTTGGAGAAGCTGGAGGGCAAGATCGATTATGCCACTCTGAAGATCCGTGGCAAGACCGACGAAGACAAAGCGGCCCTTCACACGATCCCCGCGCACATGGTTTGGCAGCATCAGGACTATTTCGTGAATGCCAAATCCCTTGTCAAAGTGCCCGGTATTCCGGATATTCGGTGCTTTTTCCTTCAATCATCTCTGCGCAGCATCGCGGATGTCGAAGGTGATGTTGCCGAATGCGGTGTCCGGGAGGGCAAATCTGCGCTTTTTATGCTGCACGCACTGACCACTGAACGCCGTTTCTTCTTGTTCGATTCATTTGAAGGGCTTTCTGATCCTGTTGCAGGCAAAGACACCATCGCCAGTGCGATCGACGCAACGAGCGGCAAGCGTGTGTTCGCAGGAAATGTGGAAAAGGTCAGGAACACATTTCAGGCCTGGCCGAATGTCCAGATTATGCCGGGTTGGATTCCAGATCGCTTCCACGAAGTGAAAGCAAGGAAGTTTGCTCTGGTTCACATCGATGTCGATCTCTACCAGCCTACGCTTGACTCCCTCGAGTTCTTTTATCCTCGTCTAAAGCGTCACGGCATGATCGTGTGCGATGACTACGGAAGCGGTGCCTATCCAGGTGCGCGCAAAGCGATGGACGAGTTTTTCGCAGACAAGTCAGAGAAGCCAATCGAACTGCCCCAGGGGCAAGCCTTTGTAGTCAAGCGGTAGTCCCTGAAACGCAAAAAGCCCGCCGACTTGGCGGGCCTATTTTGCGGAATGATCGCGGACTTGGTTCCTGCGATAATACCTGTCGTACAGGCGAATAACCACTAACCAGACCGGAAGACCCTAAGAGAAACAACACGTCAAAGGCGATCTGGGACTTTTCAGAATGATCTACCTGCTTCACAACAAGAGCCCTTCAATCAACTGAAATATCACCCCCCTGTCTGCATTAGCGTCAAGTCGTAAAAAATAAATGACGAACAATGTTTCATTGGACGGCTGAAAGCGCAAAAGCCCGCGCCTTTCGCGCGACGCTTTGTTTACTCCCCCCACCCGGTCAGCTCAGGGCGGTGGCCGGCCGGTCAGATAGGTATAGATCCCGATCGCCCAGCCGGCGAAGCCGACGACGGTAATGCCAATCTTGATGAGCCAGTGGCCGAGCGTGCCGGCGCCGAGCGCCTGCTGGCGAAGCGAAATGACGTCTTCGGTCACGGCCTCCACGCCTTCAACCTTGTTTTTGACCGACAGCATGTCCGTCTCGAGGTGGGTTGTCCGTAGCACCACCTCGTCAAGCCGGCGATGGACATTGGCGCGGCTGGTGGCGCTGGCCACCTCGGAATCGCCCATGTCCTTCTTGAGATCGTCGACTTTATCGTTGATCGCTTTCGTAGTGCTGGTGAGTTCGCCAACCAGCTTGTAGATTTCGTTCAGGCTGGCTTCTCTCACCGGCCCGCCCCGTGTCGCGCGCATTCCGTCGCCGTCCACGATCTCGCCCCGCACAGCCCGGCCGCCGTATCGTCGATCGCGTCCTGATCGGCCGGCGTCGCGCCCTTCGCGCCGATCAGTGATGTGCCGGCGATTGAGCGGGCGGCGCGCGCCAGGTCAGGCGTCCCGGCATGTATTGCGCTCGAAGTCGTACAGCCGGCCAAGGTCGCGGCAATAGCGGCGCATGAAGCGAGCTTTTTCAGCATCGGAGGATACCTCGTTGATTGCGGTTTCGGTGCGCTTGGCGGCTTCGGCCTCGACGATGGCGCGCGTCTCCGCCTTGACGGCAGGCAAGGTCACCAGCGCCGTCCAGGCTGACATGGCGCCGAAGGTCGCGGCGGTGGCGACAAGCGCGCCAGCGCAGGCGGAAAACCAGTTCAGCGGAAACATTGGAACACTCCCCAGATCAGCACCGCGCCGATCGCCAGAGACACCGGCCAGTAGTACAGCGCGATCCGCCACGCGAGGCCGGGCGCTGCCCGCAGAAACACCCAGGCCAGGAAACGAGTGTCGTTCCCGCCCATCAGCCCAGCTCGCTCTTGAGCGCCTTCACGGCCTTGAACAGGTCGACGCGGCGCTTGATCGCGTAGGCGGCGAAGGCCGCTATAATCAGGACGATGGCGAGTTGGACGCGCCAGTCCTGGAACACGGCGAGGACCGGCACGAGAACGGTCGTGATGATCCACTGCCAGACGGTCTTGCTCTTGGCCGGGTGCTGCTCCAGTTCGCCCGGATCGGCAATGACCTGCTTCTCGACGATAACAGGGGCAGGCGCCGGTTGCTGAATCGGCTCTGTTTTCGGCTCCGGTTGCACAGACGCCGCCGCAACCGCCTTCACCCGGTCAAGCACCGTCTCGACCATCTCTGGGGTGACCAGCTGCTTGTTGAGCTTGTCGCCGAGGTAGTAGGTCTGGCCGCGCTTCACGTTGCGGTGCGCGCCCTTGGTTGGAGCGAGGACGGGAAAGGAAGCCCATTCTTGCGCCAGCCGCTTACCGAACTCGGTGCGGCTGATCTTGCCGGCGACGAACGCCTCGCAACCGCGGCGCTTGAGCAGGTGATAGGCGAGCCGATCCTGCAGATCGCCCTCGAGGATTTGCGATCCGGACAAGCCGAGTTCCGCCATCAGGCCGAGCAGCGTGTTTCGCATGAACTGCGGAGCCCCAGCTGCGGACGATCCGTGGTTCTTCGACCAGCGGCGCTGCGAGGCGATCACCTCGTCGAGCGTCATCTTCGTCAGCGGCTTCGGAAGCTTGCCTTGTTTGTTGGCGTAGATCGACTCATAGCACTGCGGCGGCTTGCAGCTCGTCTCGGTCTCGTAAATGAAGCCGAGCAGCAGCGCCGCTCCGGCGGGAACGGTCTTGTCCATGGCTGATCCTTCCTGCGTTGAGTTTTCAGAAAGCTTGTGCGAGAGGAGCGTGGTGACGTGGTTTTCTGAGGGAAAGCTTTCGCCGCTCCCGCCGACAGGCGGAGCGGCGGGGCTAACCCAGACACAGAGCGCTCAAGGGTAAGCCTGAAGAGAACTATTGCGCCTTGGTGCAAGTTGCATAATGTCGCCGGCGAAATGGAGGGGATTTCACCGATGAAGAATTTGGTTCGGCGCGCAGTGTTGCGTATGTTCCCGGATTTGCGGAAAGCGGAACAGCAGGCGCGGCGTCAAGCAAAAGCCCAGGAGAAGCAACGGCAGATAAAGGCGGCCCAAGCCAAAAAAAACACAGCGGCAGCAAACAAGGCTGCGGAAATTCGAGCCAAGCGCCTCGCCCAATCAGACAAGGCATTCCTCGCCGTGATCCCCGCCACGAAAACAGGAGCGGATGCAGAACACGTCAAGGAGAGCTACGAGGCCCATTGGGGCAAGCGCATCGCAGGAGTCCGCAATAAATTCGAGGCGGGCGAGACGCTCGCTCATGTCCTTGCTTCAATGCGCCCGCCGCTCCATCGGGCCAAAGGAGAAAATCGTGTATCCTCAGCCCCGGCGACCGCCTATCTCCGTGATCGCGGGCTGGAGTTGGACGCTGAGGGCATTCCAAACATCCGGCTGGCCGTAGCGGGCGGCCGGTACACCGCTGCTTCGAACTTCGATCCGCTTCGGGCAGTCGAATTGCTCTCGCGCAAGGTTACCCATGTAGTGGAGTTGGGCGCGGGACCCGGCTGGAACCTATTTGACCTTAGTATTCAGATGGGCATCAGGGTGCATGGCAAGAAGCTATGGGGTCTGGAATACACAGACGCCGGCGTCGGATTGATGCAAATGATCGCGGAGCACGAAGGACTTCCCCTGTCGGCCCATCATTTCAATTATCTGAGTCCCGAAATTTCGATGATCCCCGATGACGCCTCGGCTCTCATCTTTTCGCATCATTCAATTGAGCAGGTGGAGACCATATCCGGCGAACTTTATACGCAAATTCTCGCTCGCAAGAATCCGACGTTCCTGGTTCATTGCGAGCCTATCGGCTGGCAACGATTCCCCGAGCTGCTAAAGGCGCGCGAGGACGGTGACGAAGAGACATGGAAGGCTCTTTCTCGCAGGCGCACAGACGACATCGCTAGCGAGTACACTCAAGCCCTGAATGCCGCGCTGAACTCCTGGCGGCTGGGCTACAACCGCAACGCTTTGGGTCTTATTGACAGCTTCGCCGCCCGCCCTCGGGTGCAAACGATCCGTCGCGTCTACGATTTCACCCAGCGCAACAATGCCAACCCGGTGAACCCCTCGACGTACATCGAGATGCGATTGAATTAGTTATAGATGATCGCCTGATCCATTTGGCTCCATCTGTCTCGGAAACATGCCATGGCTGATCCTTCCAGCGTTGAGTTTTCAGAAAGCTTGTGCGAGAGGGTGGCGTTGGGCGAGGGCACCAGCGGCAGTCCAGGAGGAATTTCATTTGTCAGCGCGGGAACTGGCCGAATTTCATTAGCTTGGAGATCGCAAGTTAGATTTAAGCCGCCTTCAGACCTGTTCGGGGGAGCATGGATACTCACACCTACGCACGTCACGATAGTGATAATCGTCCTATTTACAGGCCTGAGATCGACGGTTTGCGCACAGTCGCGATTGTCCCGGTCGTTCTCTTCCACGCGGGCCTCACAACATGGAGTGGAGGTTTTGTAGGGGTCGATGTTTTCTTTGTGATCAGCGGCTACCTGATCACCTCCATCATCGTCTCAGAGATCAGCTCCGGAACATTTACCTACGGCCGCTTTTATGAGCGCCGAATCCGCAGGCTTGCCCCGCCGCTGCTAGCGATGCTCGTTGTCACGTGGACCGCGGCCACTATCCTGCTCGATCCCGCTCACTATGAGGAGTTTTCCCAAAGCTTTCTGAGCGTGCTCACCGCAACGTCGAATTGGTTCTTCTTCTCTCAAATTGACTATTTCGATGGGGATGCTCTGTCGAAGCCGCTCCTACATATGTGGTCCCTGGCGATCGAGGAGCAGTTCTACATTGTCTTTCCGGCGATCCTCATAGTCCTAAAACGGAAGGTTCCAACCAAGCTGGTCCCAGCTCTCGCCGCAATAGCGACCGTTTCCTTTGGTTATGCCGCCTACCTGATAATGGCTGACGACGCCAACAACGCATTCTACAACTCGCTTGCCCGCTTTTGGGAACTGCTCGTCGGCTGTCTTCTTGCCGTAGGCATCGCCGGCTGCGCGAATATCAGAGCCGCCGTTTGGGCTCGCTATATCGGTGCTCTCATGATCGGGGTTGCCGTCCTCGGTTATCACGAAGGCCTTCCTTTCCCGGGACCGACCGCTGTAGTGCCCGTCCTAGGAACGGCGCTGATAATTTGGGCTGGAACATCCGGGAAAGACATGATCAGCAATGTGCTGAAATCGGAGCCATTCGTCCAAGTTGGTCGGGTCTCCTATGCATGGTATCTATTCCATTGGCCAATTGCAGTTTTCGTGCCGCTTTTATTTCCGATCGTTACCGACGAATACTCGCCTCTGCCGCAATTGGCAGGCGCTGTCGTCGGGCTGGGGCTCGCATTCCTGTCGTTGCGCTATCTTGAGAACCCCATCCGGCGCAAAACGGTTTTGCCGTCCCGACGAGGCGCCTATGGCCTTTTCGCCACAGCTCTCGCTGCAAGCATTATTCTTGCGCTCCCAGGGCTCGTACCAGCCTTGGCGATCTATCGGCTGGAGACGGTCTTTGGGCCGCATGGGGCAATCCTCGCTACACTGAAAGCCGAGGACGAATTCTACAAAGAACACTTCAACCTAAACTTCAACGGCAAGAGTCAACCGCTCGAAGGCAGCGGAAATCAGGACGTGACGTGCAGCTACGATTTAGGAAACACGCCGGAGCGGCTGGTCGCCTGCCTGACGCAGCAGGCATCTGACCGTAACGTCCTGATCATCGGCGATAGCGTCGGAAGAGATACGTTCCACAGCCTTAAACAAGCGTTCCCACAGACCAACTTCCTAATGCTCCACCAATCCAGTTGCGTGCCCGCCGACGTGGTGGTGGCGCGAAGACATTGTTTCTCTGGCATTCTCGATGTGCTCGATCGAGCTAAGGCAGCTATCAACATCGAGGCGGTGGTTCTTGCATTCCGCTATCGCGCCAAAGAGTGGACATCGGTATCTAAAGGCCTCGCGCCTATACGCGAGCGGTTCGGTCAGATCTATATGGTCGGCGTCACGCCCGTATTTCGTGCCCCGCCGGCTGTGTTTGTTCGTAGATCAGCCGTGGGCGATGAAATTCAGACGAAGGTCCTGGAGTCAGATAAATCGATGGTTCCATGGAGCTATGAGAAGATCAGCGCCGCCGCCCGCAAGCTCGCCGAAAAGCACCAGATCACGTACATCGACGTCGAGCCGGTCTTCTGCCCCGGAGAAGTCTGTCGGCTCTGGCTCGATGACGATGTCGGCAAACCGCTGTTCTGGGATCAGTTTCACTTAACGAGTTTTGGAATCGAATATCTCGCCGAGCGGCTCCGCGACGACGCCTCATTCCAGCCGTTCCTTGGAACCGATCAAGTCGAAATCTTTTGACCGTGCGCTCATCGGGTAAAACACTGAAAACTCTGCCGCCAAATCCCCTGCGGGTCGTTATTCTCTGATTACCGCGCCGATGCGTTGCGCTGGATTGAAGAGATCGAGAGTCGCGTTTTGGACGGCTCTCAGTCCTTCATCTTCAGCGACCGACATAAGCTGCAATTTGCCGCTCATATCATCGATGGCGACCACCTCAACTCGGATGCTGTCGATCGTCGTCAGCCGATCGCCGACCTTCACCTGCGTGTCGCCGATCCAAACCGTTTTCTCCTGCATGATATTTTTTCTCCTACGGATAAGTCGCAGTGATACCGGACGACACCAAGTTGTCGGCCTGAACCACATTGACGGCGCTGGCGTTGATGGATGTCGCAGGAGGGTTTGATGCTCCGGACTCAATGCTTCGGTAAACGCCTTCTGACATGCGAATGTCGGTCGAGCCAGAAGCCGCGATGCAGCCGGCGACGAACAGCGCCTTTTCCGCCGCTCCGGCGGGAACGGTCTTGTCCATGGCTGATCCTTTCAGCGTTGAGTTTTTAGAAAGCTTGTGCGAGAGGAGCTAAAGGGCGCAGCGAAAGCCGGTTCAGGAAACCACGTCACGGAAGAACTGATCGCTCGACGGTCTTGTAAGCCCCGAGCCGCCCTTCCATGGATAACCTTGGCGCGGCTCCAAGGCTGTCTCCATTGGGGGCTACTCACGCTGACATTCGAGGCACAGCACATGTCGAGAACATCGAAATTTGCCATGGCGGTCGTTGATATTTACCACAGGAACAGCGGCGTACTCAGGCCCTTGCTAAAGGCTGCCATCCAGGTCGGTGTAGTTCGGGACATCCGAAATCGGATTTTAAGGGAGGCTTATTTCGCCCCCGTCGACCTTTCAACTAACCTCGATCTGCACGTGATGCGTCATCGTAGATGGCGGCGGGCCAAGGACACGCCGACCGCACCGGACAATGACCGAGCAGAACTCTGCCTCAAAGTCTGGCGTCTTACTCCAGCCCGTCCGAATGAAAACCCCACGGCGAACTCGTTCGCATCAACTTATATAGTTGGACAGCACTATCGCTGCCCCGTGACCAGAGCCCCCATATCCGTGGAAGGCGCTCTCGCATTTCTTTATCTTTCTGCTCAGCCTCGATTTGCATCATTCTTCCGAGGCACCGCGCTTCAGCGAAAGATCGATGAAGCCACCCAACTCCCCTTCATGGAAGGCGAGAACTCGGTCGCCGCGCTGGACGATATCTCGCCCCTGTTCATCGAAGAAATGCGGAGTTCCCCCTTCGGGTCAATGCTGGCTACCCTCATTCGCTCTGAGCCTTTGAGGCAAAGCTTGGAAGCAACCGCTGAGGCGATGACCGCGAGAGCGTTCATCGGCATTTTCCCGTCTCTGATCATCTTTTTCCGCGACATGGTCAGATATGACGATCTAAAACAGGTCATTGAGTTCTACATCGACTGGTTTAACGGGCCGCGCGGCAGGCATATCGCCAAACGCGACTGCAAAGCTTTTATCGAAACGCTTGTTGTCGGCCTGAAGAATCTGAACGGTCGGTCCATCAGTTCCTTCCCGAAGGTCCCAATTTCCAGGATGAAAACAATCCTCGACCATAACCTTGCCAGATCTTACTTCCGCTTGGCGCTCGGCAGTCTCCAGTATGAGGTGGCGGCCAAAATACTGAATGGGATGGAGGGAATTAGCCCCCTTACACTGATTAGGCTCGGCCTTCTAACAAACCAACATCCGTTCAAAGTCGAGCGGGACGCCGAAGCCCGCAAGAACATCAGAAGCCGAATTGCTGAGCAATTGAGGTCTTCCCTTGCGGGGATCCCCGGGCTTCCTGCTGGTTTGCCAGATCTTGCATTCCACGTCGTCAACTCTGATGCATCGGGCATTCGTGAAGCGATCAGCGTTGTCGCCGGCAACGCGCCTTATCGTAAAGAAGCCTTGAAACAATCTTCCCTGACCTCGATAATTGCTGCACAGATCATCCGACTCAGAATCTTGGAAGAGGAGGAAATTAGGGTTCTGTGGCCGCTTATGACGCCGGCGGATGTCGAAATTTGTGAGTTCCGACTGCGCACATCTCAATCGCCGCACGACGTGGACCTCGAGCCAACTCCCAATGAGCAGCCGGCTCTCACGCAGCTGAAACACAAGTTGGCCGGGTCGCTGGCGTGGAAACGCTCAAGCTTCATGGAGGCCTACCATCGTATCAACACGACGGTCGTGCCCGACGACAAACTGGAGAACCGCGTTGCAGTGCAGACCAAGCTGGAGCGCCTGAGGTTTCTCGACCAGACCAGCCGGATCATCAATTCGATGCCCCAGCCGAGCGATCCCGCAGGGGTCGCGCTTCTTGCCTCGCTCAACTGTTTCAATACTCTCGCCCTGGTTGGCCCTATCCTCGTCGAACTGAAGCGCCAGGGTTATGCGGTAGGCTCGCTTCTCGAAGGTGTGCTGGACAGTCCAGGGATTTCTGGCCCGGCTGGCAGCCTTTTCAATTGCGCAATCCAAGACAGAACAGACGGTAACGTGGAACTCGACTGGCATGTCGACTGGCCAGCGAGGTTGGTCGAGGCTTGCGGCGTGAACTTTTACCAGGGGATCTATGAGCGGCTTTCCACCAAGTTCCGCCGTGCGACGATCACACTGGATGATGCGGTCATAAAGGAGCAGTTTGACCACCTCCTTAGGTCATCTGACTACATGCTGCGAAAGTGCCTTGAAGTCGAAGCCGTGGCAAAATCGACGAGCCAGCCGATTATCCTCATTGGCAGCAACAGCCACGTCAGTCCCTATTCGGTAATCCGAGATTTCGCCCTGTCCCGCGACCTTCCGAATTTGCGCTACGTCTCGGCCAGTGTAGCGTATGAAAACTATTACTCGAACCTTGGAAGCAAATATTCCGGCTCAATGGCCGTGGTCGACATGACCCTTCACAAGACTTGCCGCGCTCCATTTTTGGCTATCCGTCCCCGCTTTGAGAAATGGTATCGGGCCAATCGCAAATCGGAGGAGATCGATCGGCGGTTCGATCTGATGATCAATGAAAACCGCAACCGCCGCCTCGTCGACATCCAGGCCCCTGCTCACGAGAGAATTCTTGAGGCGCGCAAGGTCGGCCGTCGCGTCGTTTGCTGCTTGGGCAAAGTTCCGTGCGATCTTGCCGTACCTTATGACGGCGGCCCGGCTCATATCGATATGACCGATTGGCTGAACCACTCGATCGAGTCCGTCGCAGGTACCGACACTCTGCTGCTGATCAAACCTCACCCTCATGAACTCCGGCCAGAGATTGCACTGGATCTCACCGAAAGACTTGAGGACCTTATCTCATCGTCCCTTCCTGAAAATGTCATTGTGCTGGGACACACGGATTACAACGTCAACGAGATCGCCGGGTTGATTGATCTCGCTGTTCTCTGGAATGGAACATCCTGCCTGGAACTGACCGGTCTGGGAATTCCAGTGGTGATGTGTTCACACTTTGGCCGGCATGATTATCCGGTCGACCTGCACTACCCCGTTGACAGGGAGCATTATTCCCGGATGTTAACGCAAGAGCACATGAGACCGCCGTCAAAAGCGCTCAGGAGAAAGGCGATGGGGCTGCTGCACTATATGGGAACCGAGGATGTGGCCCTCCCGAATACCTATAGCCGGCGCCCAATCACCAATGACAATGTCGGCATCCCAAAGTGGGATGAAGCGAAACTGAGCGAACTCATCGTCAACGGAGATCCTTACGTCACAATCGCCGTTGATAGAGTTCTGGAAGGAATCCCCGCGATGCCTGCAACACGGCAGCTGGCGAGTGCGAATGAGATGCACGACCACCAGCAGAGGAAGATTGCATAAAGAACGCACCCGCCCAACCCTACGGAGGAAGCACCGTGCCTAAACCCATCGACCCAGCCATTTTGAACGACATGAACGACGATGAGTATGAGCGCTACCTGCTCACTCAGCGAACTTTCGATGATGCTGCCGATTGGGAAGAAGACAACGAAGAGCTCGAAGAAGAAGGCGAAAAGGACGCGCCTCGCGTCTACAACTATCAACCGGCCCCGCGCGCTAACCTCTTGCGCAGGCGATAAACTAGAAGATCAAACGATGTTGTCGCCGTTGAACGTGATCCAGTAAATCCCTGGCTCCACGCCATAATCAGCGTTGGTTGCGCCGGGCGCTAGATAGCAGAGCATGCCAACTCTCCCAACGTCGAGACTAACCGCCATCGGTTGCCCACCGTCTGTTGACCACATGGGGGCGAGGATAACCCGGTTTGTCCACGACGCCGCGTTGTTGGTCGAACGCCAGCATGCGATGCCAGTTATGTTGGCAAGCCCTGCCTCGTTCAGCACCCCTGAGACATCCAGTCCAGAGCCGCCCGTCCTGTGTCCAACCAGCAAGAGAATGTCACCGTCCGGCAGGAGGAGAAGGCACGGCTGCGTTCCCTGGATTCCCGACAATAGGGCGGGTGTTGTCCACGATGTAACGCCAGTGGCAGACCGCGATAGGTAGAGAGGGCGACCAGCGCCGCTATCCTCTCGAATAACTGCCACCATATCGCCGTTGAGACACTTGACAATCGCGGCTTCCGAAAATGCTTTGGTGGGGTCCGACGCAATGATGGCCGTAAATGTCCAATCCCATCCGCCGTTGCTGCTTTCAAACAGTGCGGTGACGGTGTAGGGACCGCTAGTCCGATAGCCGGTGCAGTACAGTTTCCCGCCCGTCGAAATTGGCGCGGCAGTCCAGAACGCATAGGTTCCGTCATTGCCCCCCTGCCCGCTGACGACAATCGTTGACTGGATTTTGTTTTCGTAGCCGCCCGCAGTCTTTCGGACCTTGAACACGTTCCTTGGCGTTCTTCGGCTTGGCGATGGTCTCGATCGCACCGATGGACAGGCCATATTCGACGCAGGCCGTCGGCTCGTAGGCGATCTGGCCCTTGCGAAACGACTTCATCAGGCCGGGACGAATGATCCAGTCGAAGCGCTCGGCGGTGACACGGAACCAGCGATCAGCCATCGGTCGCATCCCTTATTCCGCGCATTTCCCAATAAGCCCTCGCCGGATCTTCGGTGATGCCGAAGAGCTTACGGCGCTGGCCTTGCGCGATCACGATGTCGTCGGTTGTCGGCTTCGCTCCCGCAACGCCGCTCTGGAGGATCAGCAGGCGCACATCGGTATCGGTGTAGCCCGGCTGCTGGCGCATCGCTTCAGTGCAGGCGTCGACCTGCACTTTAATCGGTACGGGCGCCTGCTCGACCGGGATGCTGCTTCCGCCCGGCTGGCGCACCATCGTCACGCGGATCAACTGCCCGTCGCCATAGATCGACGACAGGACAGAGCCGAAGATGCCCTGCAGCGCATTCGTGTCGAGAAGGCCGGCCATCAGTAAAACACCCCGGGCCAGCCATATGCCGGGCCGCACCAATCCTTGGCGTAGCCGCTCGGCATTGCAGTGGAGACGGTCGCGACACGCGGACCGCCCCGATTGAGCCTCAGCAGGAACACGAAATACTTCCCGCAAGGCGTTGAATTCAGCCAGTCCATGTAGGGCGTGGTCGCGCCGGCAGCGGCACGGAACCGGGTCAGCGTCAGGACGCCGGACTTGATGCTCTCATATTCGGCTGCACCGGACGCATGCGACTGGCTTGCGGCATCGGTGCCGAGCCCTTCCAGCGTCATCAGGTGGCAGGCGAAAGCGATGATGGCGTTCTTATAGTCGCCAGCGGTCCACGACTGGTCGACGACGCGCGCGGCCATGTCGAGATAGCTCTGAACCACGGCATCATCAACCGCAGCAAATTGCGGTTTCGCTGCCTTGAATTCGGCAGGCGTGACCGGATCGTAGGCGGCCACGGTCAGCCCTCCAGCGCCTTGTCGATGCGCTTCTGCAGTTCTTCGGCCTTCCAGCCGCCGAACGGCTTCTTGCCGGTCAATTCGGCGTATTCGGCGCGCAGCTTCGCAAGTTGAGCCTTTTCCTCGTCGGGAAGGACAGTAGCCTTCTTCGGATTGCCCTCAATTTCGGTAAGCTGAAAATAGCCGAGCGTCCGATAGAGCGGCAGATGCATCGGATCGACGTCGACCGTGAGCTCGCCGCGCGCCGGCAGGCGGGCAGTTGTCCCGTCTACCAGCCGAATGTCATACGGCGAGTTGACGAGATTTTTGATCGTGTGCATTGCCGTTTCTCCGGTGGGAAAGAACGGCCCCGGCCGGAGCCGAGGCCGCGATCATGTTGCCGATCAGGCCGGGACAGGCGTGATGCCGTCGAGGTAGCGCATCGACAGCGGACGCTTGACGTCGATCGGGCCGGTACGGGAGATGCCCGGCACGACGAAGTTGAGCGGACCGTCCTGGTAGACAGGCAGGAAGCGGAACGCCATCGGCAGCGGAAGCTCGAGCACGTCCACGCTGTTGCGGTAGCCGATGCCGCGGCCGCCGCCGGCAATGCCAACAGTTGTTGCACGCGACAGTTCAGCCAGGTCGCGGATCATGAGATCGCGGCCGGTGCGCAGCCGGTAGACGTTGTTGGACATGACGTACTGCAGGATCGACATGCCGGGGCTGGTGACGCCGTAGGGGGTTCCGGCGATGTACCGGTAGGCCAGCGACGGCAGCAGAAGGGTATCCGCAAGCGAGCTCGTGATCACCTGATCAGGGTTCGCAATCGGCCCCATGATCATGATGTTGATGTCGCGGACGATCTGCTCCGGCGTCTTCTGACCGACGCCCAAGTTGTTCACCCAAGCCGTGGTGGCACCGGTGCCGTCGTTCGGAGCCGACACAGGGGTGATGTAGGAGCTGTTGATCAGCCCGGTCCACTTCTTCGTGGTCGAGCCGGTGAGCACGTTATTCCAGAGGAACTCCTCGGAAGCACGGCGCGCGGCCTCGGCGCGTCGGTTGGTCAGCGGAAAACCCTGGAACGCGGCTTTGCCGAGCTCCTCGATATTCCACTGATAGCCGACCGCGTACATGTCGAAGCTGGTCGACACCATGGCGAGCGTGGTGTCGGCGAGCGGGATGTCCTTGGCATAGCCGGACTGCCACTCGGCCTTACCGACGATGTCGCCGATCAAGGTGTCGACGCCCGACGCCCATTCGGGATAATCCCGGTTGATCGGCACGAGAGCGGCGTAATCCATTTCGGGATACTCGATCTCGTAAATGCGGGCATTGAGCACATGGCTCTGCTGACGCGCGAAGCTGAAGACCAGCGCCGGATCCGCGTCGAGGATGTTGAAGTGCATGGAAAAGGTTCCTTCTAAGGGACTGGACTGCCTCGCGGCGTTCGGTCGTTGAGGGGTTACGGGGCCGGAGCCGCAGGGATGCGACGCAGGCGGATCAGCACGAGATCGCCATCGGCAGCGGCAGCGCTGTCGAACTCGGCGTTCGGGATCAGCAGGTTTGTGCCGACCGTGCTGGTGTATTTGCCAGAGGCAGCGATCCAGTAAACAAGGCCACCGGCCGTGCACGCGCCGCCGGCGAGCGCCCAGATCACGCCGCTTTCCATCACGGGGACGTTGTAGCCCTCGGGATAAGTGTCAGCGCCGATGGTGACATCGGCTTCGGTGATGCCGCGGAAGTTTCCGGCAGCGGCGTACTTCTTGACCTGCTCGCCTGCGGTTCCGCGCATGACGGGCTGGGCAAAGCCGATCGGGTTGGCGACGGTATCTTCCGCCAGACCGGTGAGGCCGTTCCACTCCTCCATATTCTGTCGGCGGCCAACGGCCCCGGCAGCCATGGAAGTCGGGATAGTCGTCTGAAGGGGAGGCATTCGCTTCTCTCCAATTGAAAAGGCCGGCTCAGTGGCCGGCCATCAGGTTGCGGTGAATGGTGAGGGAGCCGGCGCTTACGCCGACTTCTTGCGATCGAAGCGGGCCAGATAGGCCGCGTGAGCGTCCTTCTCGAGCTTGGCCGCGTCAGAGAGGTTCGTGCCCGGCCGCAGATGCGTTATGGCATCGCGGACCGTGTCGGCGCTACCGGCATCCTCGGCGAGGATATCGAAGCGGGCGTCGATATAGGCCTGCGGCTTGTCCTTGATCGCGGCATCGCCGAGCTTGGCGACGACGGCAGCCTTGCGGATATCGTCATCGGACTTGCCGTCCGTCTGGATATCGGGAGCGACGGCTTTGGCCTTGGTGATCAGGTCGGCGCGGGCGGTGACCTTCGCATCGATTGCCTTGGCATCGAGAACCTTGCCCTTCAGGTCGTCGATCTCGGCATCCTTCTTGGCGAGCTCCGCGTCCTTGGCAGCGATGGCCGTGTTGTGAGCGGTCTCGGCATCCGAAACCTTCTTTGCCGCGTCAGCGAGGCGCTGCAGCAGCGTGGTGATGACCGTGGCACCCTGATCGGTCACTTCAACAGGGATGCCATCGACGGTAACCGTCTTGAGCGTCATGGGTTTTTCCTTTTCGGGAATGTGGACGGGGCTGATGCCCCACGAATTCGCATCACCGATGCGAGCCTGTGAACCGGCCCGAGCCCGATCGACGAGCGCGAGATGGTTGATCTTGATATTACGCTGTTGCGCGTCGAAGGGTTCGCCGTCGGCGGTGACGCCGGGCGTGAAGTCGAGTTCGCAGGTATAGCCGGCCGACAGTTCCCTCTTGCCGTCTACAACCGCCTGGATGGCCGCAGCGTCCTTCAGGATCAGCGGCAGCACGACCCATTCTCCGTCGCGCTTGGCGGCAGTGCTGACCTCGCCGACGGCAAGAGCCTTCCAGTTGTCGGACGTCACCCCTTCCGAGGGATGGTCGTTCGTGATCGGTGCGTGGCTGAACGACTGCAGGCTGTCCTGTGCGAACACCTGGTCGGGCGCGCGATAGACCCTGACCGTCGCCAGTTCAGGCTTGCCGACTTCTGAGCCGGAATATATCTGGATGCCTGTGCGGACAGAGCGCGCCGTCGCGACCAGATAGCCGTCATCAAGCCGGCGCGTTCCCGCGACGGATACAGCGTCGGTGAAGTTCATGACTGCCTCTAGCTGAGCGTTATGGCCGTGATCACGCCATTGGAAACGGCGAAATTCACGGTATCGACATAGGTGCCGTTCACCGGGACCTGCAGCGCCATTGCATCCCCGACGATGAAAACCGAAGGGTCGAGCGTCACGCCAACCAAGATGCCATTCGCGACTTCTAGCGTGCCGTTGGCGGATTCGGTGAGGGCCGAGTTGCTGACGAGCGTGTTCTCGCCGTCCGTCACCACGGCCCCGCCTGCTCCGGCAGTGATGGCCAAGGCAGACTGCATCGAGCCATCGGTAGCCACATAGAGCTGCTGGTCCTTGATCACGACATTGACGTCGGCGACCTGCTGAAGGCCGCCAGCGGTATCCAGAAAGCTGTCTGCCATCATCCTCTCCTGATCGTCACGCGGACGGCGTTGGCGACCTTGCGGCCTACCTTGGCGCGGTTTTTCTCGGTTGCCGGCCGCATGAACGGGCGTTCGGCCATTTTCGATGTGCTGTATTCGAGCGCTGCCGAGTATGGCGCATTCGATGTCACGTGCACGGTCGGCGGGTTTTGCCCCTCGATCGTGGTCTCGATATTGCTGTCCAGAAACCGCGTATCGGCGTTCGGCGGCTGGCCCGGAGCGGACGGGACGTGACCGGATCCGCTGACTGAGCCCATGGTGATCGACTGTTCGGCGTCGAGCTCGATATCCTGACCGGCACTGTAAAGCGCGGCCGTTACCTGCTGGCTGACCTGACGCATGGCCTTGAGCCGCGCGGCGTGGCGCTGAGAGCCTTTGACCGCCATCAATCCAGTTCCAGCACGCCCTTGGTCTTGCATCCGCAGAACGGAGCCATGCCGGGCGCATCGTTGCGGGCGACATCGCTGTTCCAGGCGAACGCCTTGCCGTTCCTCGCCTTGTGCGCGGGCCGGTAATGCAGCTTCCCGCTATGCCGCCATTCGAAGCTGGTCATGCCGACCTGCAATTGCCGCTGGCGATCGAGCGAGGCCGAAAGCTTCACGGTCTGGTCGCTGGCGATGTTCAATGCCCGCGTGCGCGCAAGCCCCGTCACCTTGGCGATCTCTGCCGCCACTTCCTTGACCGGCGTTCGGTTCTGCAGCCCGCGGAACAGGATGTCGGAAATCCGACCCCGCGCCTGGTCCGATACGTCGCGGATCAGCGCCATGTTGCGGGCGAGCACGTCCTCTATCGTCTCCTGCACCTCGCCGGCATGCATCTGCGTCGAGAGGTCCACATTCGTCGAATAGACCAGTTGCGAGACGAACCGGCGCATGTGCCAAGACTGGATGGTCTCGGCCCATGATTGAAGCAGCCCGCGAAATGTGAAGATCGAGCGGACCGCCTCGTTGTTCACGGCCTCGATCTCGACTTCCACATCGCCGGCCCTGTCCAGCGTCAGGCCGCCCATTGCCTTCTGCTCTGTCAGCGCGCGGGCATAGGCAGGCTTGATGCGGTCGCGGGCGCCAACGGCCCATATCCGCACCGTGCGAATGTAGAGCCGCGCCAGATCGTCGGCTTGCGCCTTGGTGGTCACAATGGCGGCGGTCTCAATGCGAGGCTTGCGGATGCCCTGCGCCTTAGCCATGCGGCGGAGGTCGATTTTCATTAAAAAATCCGCAGTTCGCGCCGAGCCTAGCATCGGATATGGTCTGTGAAACGGAGGACCGATGATGTCGACGACGCCAGTGACGAGAGATCAATTCGAGGTAATTAGCGACCAAGAGGTGCAGCATCGTGGCACCGGAGCGGCCTTTTCGACGCACCGCTACGCAGAGCCGCCTGATGCACTCGATATCAGAATGAGGCACAGCGGCCAGGAGATCGACGCAGAAGGCAACGAGTATGACCTGCAGGAGGTCGCAGCGATGGCCGAAATGCTGTTGAGAGAAATGGCGGCGCGCTCCCGCTAAATCTCCTCAATGCGGTCGCCTGGCTCTGCGTCCGGATCCTCTGCCGGATCGGGAGCCTCAAGCTCCATCTTCGATTCCTCAAGCGCCTGCTCAAGGCCGGGCCAGCGGCCGCTTTCGATCATGCGGTTTTGAACCGTCTTGGCGAGCGCATCGGTAGGCAGAAGCCCGGAGGTCGCGTAGATGTTCGTCGTCTCGGCTTCCAGCTTGTCGACTTCGGCCTGTTCCTTGTCGGTCGGCTGGAATAGCGACTTCCAAGAATACCAGACCTCGGCCGGCCGGGAGCCGAGCGCGGAACGGATCAGCATTTCGTCGAGCGGCGTCAGCGCGGGCGACAGGACCAGATCCTGCTTGGCATTGACGTTGTCGTAGTAGTTCCGCAGATCGCCCTCACCCGTGGCGTTCAGCCCCTTGGCGCTGGTCCCGATCAGGCGCGTCACCGGAATGTCGGCCGCGCCGGACAGGATGGTGAGCAGCAGCGTCACCACATCGGGAATGCCGGCCCATGTGATCTGCTTCTGATCCCACTCGTCATCCTTGTCGAGCAGCAGCACGTTGGAAACGCTCTTCAGCATCGCCGCCATGCGGAAGCGCTTCATCATGACCGCTTCATATTCAGCGGTCGCCATGCCCATCATCATGTCGGGGACACGGACGACGTCGATCTTGGCTTCCTGCATCAGCGCGCCGACAACAGCAGCGCCGGCGTCAGCGTTGCGCACCGCGTCCTCGAGGTGCATCCAGACGCTATCGCCCCAGATTTCCTCGCCGCCGAGCCGTGAAGGCGTCTTGCGGCCGTTCACGAGGATGACGCGGGACGGGTGGAGCGTCGTCTGCTGGCCGCTCTGGCCGTTGATGGTCCAGTACTCCGGCTGCCCGTAGAACTCGCTCAGCGGATCGCGGACAACGCTAAGCGGCGTGATGTCGTCGAACCGGTGCAGCACGGTCAGGAACTTGATGGTCCCCTTCCCCACGCGATCGATCGGCAACGGCTTGTCAGGCGCACCGGGCAGACCGCCGGGGATAATCACGGCGCCACCGTACAGGCGCGACCAGATCAGCGCCTGGCGCACCTTCTGCCTGACCTGCAGGCGCTTCTCCTCCGCCTCCAGAAGCTCGATCTGTTCCTTGTCGGCCTGCCATGAGCGCCATGCCCGGGTCGCATCATCGGCCGGGATATCGACGATCTTGCCGAACCAGGTCGACGTGCGGTAGGCCGATTCGAGATCCTGTTGCGAGCAATTCAGCAGATAGGTGTTCGCCGCGGTCTTCGGATTGCCGAGGCCAAGCCCCGACAGGAGATTGGCAAAGCCGTCCATGAACGTGACCGTGCCGTCCGCATGCATGCGGATACGCGGTTTGACGAGATCATTCATGCGAAGGCTTTCTTCAGGTCGGCGATGGTGTAGGCGCCCGCCATATTTACATTGTCAGCGGCGATCACCGCGTCAGCGAGGTTGTGCGACTTCACGCCCAAGTCCTTCTTGAGCTTCACCTTCGGCACGACGCGCTTCTTGCCTTCGCGTTCCACCCACCATGGCACGCACAGTTCGGTGAACAGCGCATCCAGTTTCTGAGCGCCCATTTCGGACGAGAACGACAGAATATCCTCTGGCTTGATTGGCTGCCCTCGGGTGATGGCGTTGAACGTCAACATCGCCCTGCGGGCCGTATTCGCCCAAGCCTGCGCCTTGAGGTTCAGATATTCGTCCTTGTTCAGCGGGCTATTCTTGTTGTGCGGATCGCTCGGCTTGTCGCCGTCCATCACCGCGCCGCCAGCATGGAAGGCATGATGCCCCACGTCGGCTTTGTTGGCCTTGTTCTGCTCGTCTATATAGCCACCGACGAACGCGCCGACGCCGATCGTGTCGTAGGAAACGGAGGACTTTAGGTTCTTCGCCTTGGCCCAGACACGCTTGGCGTTCTGGACGAGTTCATCCTTGCCCGACGACCAGTCCTCGGCATCTGCAAACACGCCGCCGATCTTATCGGCCGTGGCGCACTTGTCCTCGCCATCGTCAGCGGGATCGAAGCCTACGATATTTCGGCTCGTAAGCTTGATGCCCAGCACCTTGTGGGCGTCCACGCAGGCATCGAGCCAACGGCGTTTGAATATCGAAAGCTCGCTATCCCCTAGCGGTACACCCCCGTAGATGTGCTCAAAGGTCTCGGGATCGCGATCCTTCATCAAGGCGATGTCGCGCAAAGCCTTCTGCGAGAGGAACAGGTTCTCCGTGTAATTTATGCGCCTGACGACACAATGTGGCGGAACGTTCACGACGAAGTTGCGCCACACATAGTCCGTGACGAATTTCGGGTTGAACAGCAGTATCGCCAGGCTGTCTTCCTTACGGATGGTCGGCGCGATGACGATCCACTGATCCTCAGTGAGTTTTTCCGCCTCCTCAACCCAAAGAATGTCGATATCGGACGTGCCCTTGATGTCCTCAAGGTTGCGCTCGATGCCGTAGAAGATGAACTCCGAACCCGAGGGAATGTGGATGATCGTCGTCTTCTGGATGGCGAACGAACCGCTCAACCCGAGGTGATTGATCGCCCACTTAAGCTCGGTATAGACCGATTCCTGAATGCGGTTCTGAAAACGCCTGATGCACAGCACGCGCATCTTGACCGGAACGTGATCGATCAGCCTGACAAGCTGGCAAGCAGTATCCCTCGTTTTAGAGCTGGAGCGACCTCCATGAAGGACGGCAGTGTCCACCTGCCCCAGAAATACCTGCTCCCAGAAGTCATAGAGCGCGGGATTGGTGAGAGGGGCATGAGCATTCACTCGTCACCCTCTTGCCTTAAGACATCCCTCCATGTCCGTGTCTCGGTTTGGATAGGACCGCCATCTTTGCCGGTGTGCTGGACCGAGGCGAGCTTGGGATGAACATAAGGAGCAGCGGCTTTCGCCATCTCGTCTCGCCGATCGTCGTCGGCCTCCGGGTCGCGCATGATCTTCAGCATGTAGTCGAGAGGTGTGATACCGGTTGCGGCTACCTTCGCTTGGCGTGCTGCCGATGCTTTATTCGGTGCACCGCGCTTCCGGCCGGCTCCAGGTCTATTGCCACCGCGGGCCATGTTTGATTTCCTGTGGCGGGGTTTGATTGTTTTTCAGAAAGAATGGGCGGTGAGCGCAGAGTTTTTAAAGCCCATTGATTTGCGGGTGAACCGAGCAGAGGTCCAGGCAAACGAACTTGTCCAATTGGTTCAGCAATGGGCGGCCGATAGCCCGCTAACAGGAGTGGGCGCTCTCCTTCCAGACAGGCTAGGCTTTGAGATTCACCTCAAGGCGTTGGCGAAAGCGGCAGTTGACCAATTTGGGCTGCCGGCCGGCGAATGTTTGCATAACGTCCGCAGCGCGCTCGACAATTTAACGTACGCTCTCGCCCGATTAAAATGCGACCCACCGCCAAAACCTCGCTATATACAGTTCCCGATTTCAGTAACCGCCGCCGATTTCGCCCAAAATACAAAGGGGCTTCTACCGCAGCTCCCTGACGCGGCAGCGACCGCGCTACGCGATATCCAGCCATTTCAGCGCTCCGGTCGCACCCAGGATGGTGTCTGTGAGGGAATGCCGCAGGATGATCCCTTGCTGCTCCTCCACCGAATAAATATTTCGGACAAACATCGGGCCCCTGTCGCCGCAACGTTGGCGACGTCGGCGATGAATTTTGCGGGCGGAGTTGAATTTGCGTCTGAAGAAGCCGCAGGTCAAAACGTCCAGCCAAATATTGAAGTTATTCTTCCCCTCCGAGAAGGTGAGGTGTTTTTCCGGTGGCGAACGAAGAACCCCATAGTGAAGGTCAATCAGACCTTCGATGTAAGGGCAAATGTGTCGCTTGTGGCGGGAGAAGATCTAGTTGAGCTTGGTCCGACTCTGGTGAGACTCACTGGCCAGGTCCGTTTGATTTTGGAGTATTTCAGGCCATTTTTTTGACGTGGCCTTCTAAGCGACCGGGGCCGCGCCTGCCCCCCTAGAGGGTTGGGCGAAGTCTCTGAAACCTATGCCGCCTCCTTCCGCCGCTTCGCCTCTTGCTGGCGCCGGCGCTCGTTGCGCTTGGCTGCCCATGAGAACGCCGAGGCGGGTTCGTTTGAAATGAAGGAGGTGAACGCATCGTCGGCAAGCCAGCTATTGAGCCCGTCACGCTTGCCCGCATCTTCTGCGATCGTATCGGAAACATCGCTGATTTCATGCCCGCATGCCAACACCCTGATTTCCCGGTTTTCGTCATGCAAATCGCGTTTTCCGGCCAGATGATCTGAAATCCGCTGCAAAGCGCGGTCTTTCCGCCTTCTGCCAGTCTCCGGATGGATGCCCTCGACCTTGAAGCACCAGCGTCGGAATGATTTGCCACCTGCCTTTGCCCGGGCCCAAGCCAGAAGGGCGCGGCGCTCGCAATCGTCACCGAGACCGGTCAGCCAGACGAATATGACCTCCATGGCGCTGATCTCGGCCGCCGTCGGCATGAGGCCGATGCGCTCCCAGAATGCCTTGCGCTCGTCGGCGAGCGGGTCTTCGCCCTTGGCGAGCTTGTCGCCGGGTTCTTTTCGCCAGCCGGCCTTGTCCGCAAAGGTATGGACATACGGAAGCTGTTGAGCCCGCAACGCCGCCGGCCCGACATGCTCCATTGTGTTGCGGTCGATCTCGGCCGCCCGGATGAAGGTCTGTGCAATGTCGCCTATGTTCATGGCCGCCGCCTATCATCAAGCAAATCAGGTTGAATTGAACGCGGCCCATACGCGCGCCACATGCGCTCATAGATGAGCCCAGCGAGAGCGCTTCGCATCGAGACGAAGCCGCGGAGCTCGTGGGTGAGAGCCTGAAGCTCGCCGACCGGGCAGCGATCCCACACCGCATACCATTTGTCGGTGTCCTCGACCCATTCCGGCTTGGCGCGGATCAGATCGGATGCCGCGCCGAAAGCCGCGCCTTCTAAGGCGAGCTTGTTGTTCTCGGTCTCCGCCAGCGTCGTCATGACCAGGCGCGCATGTTCCATGCCGTGGCGGCCGATGATCTTCTGCAGTGTGCCGACGGCGCGCGTCTCTCCCGGCCCCGGATAGGCCGATTTCGGCACGATGATCACGCCGAACTCGTCGCACAGGGATTGGACGCGCGGGTCTGTCACTCCGCAGCCTCCATCCGCTTTTCCCACCATGCGGACCGCTCCGGTATGGGGTCGCCGAGCAACCTGCCGGTCAGGGTCCGTCTATCGGAGAAACTGTCCCAAATCCTGCGGGCGGCCACTTGTTCAGGCGGGACGCGATCGTAAACGTCCAAGTGCACACCTGCCGCCTTCATGTTCTCGGATGCTTCCCGGATCATCGCCCGGATTTCGAGGCTTTTCCTGACTTTCCACTCCTGGCGCTTCTCAGGGTCTCGTGTATCCCGTGCCATCACGCTCTCCCGGTCAAAATCTGCAAAGGCCGTCGACCGGCCCGATGTTGCGTCTGCGCCTTCTGCTTGTCCTCGCGGCTCGATCTGATCCACTGCTCCGCCTCTGCCGATAGCTTGGCTTCCAGACGATCAGGATTGACCGGCAGCGTGGCGCGGATCGTCGGCTCAAGCCGGGCGATGTATGCGTTCTCCGCCGCGCTGATGGCTGCACGGGCCGTCGCGAAGATGATCGGCTCGCCATTGGATTTGACCATGCGCCAGGTCCGCTGCCCGCATGGCAGGAACTCGCCGACGTAGCCGTTCTTGAAATGGCCGGAGCGCCAAGGCTTGGTGGTCATCAGAAGCCCTCGAATCCTTCGAACGCCGGCGGCAAATCTTCGGCCAGCGATGCGAACATGGTGTATTCGGCCTCGAAGCGGATTTCGGGCGAAACGCCCGGCTCGCCGCGCCGCCGTTTGTGGTTGATGATTTGAGCCTTGCCGCGGGAGCGTTCGTATTTCTGGATCAGCTCTTCGCGCTTTTCCTGCCGCTGCGTTTGCGGGATCAGTTCCTTGTAGAGCGGCTCTGGACGGTACAGGCTGAACCACACGTCGAGGTTCTGTTTCACACCCGAGCCGCCATAGGCGTCGCCCATCATCGGGCGGATGATGCCGCCTGACTGCCAGCGCTTCTTCCAATCATCGTTTCGCTGGATCAGGATGACGATGGCGACGTTCAGCGTCTTTGCCAGCGCCTTAAGCCCTCGGTAGAGCGCGTTCACCCGGTCGGCGAAGATGTCCTTCGGATTGGGCAGGGCGATCATCTTGGCGTGGTCGATCATTATCAAATCCAGCCCCTGGCTCTTGACCATGGCTTCCGCCTTGATCCGGACGTCCGAAAGCGAGCATTCGCCAAACCCGACGATGTAGAACGGCAGATCGGCGGAAATGGTCATCTCGCCCTCCAGGGCTTCCTTCTCCTTGGTCTGGAGCGTGAAGGCGTCGATCCGACCTAGCGGGATATGCGTCTGCTGTGCAGCGGCCTGGAGCGCAGCTTCCTCGTCCGTGATTTCGATGGAGAAGAACGCCGTCTTGAACCCACGCGATGCCGCAAACCGGCACTGCTGGAGAGAGAACGAGGTCTTGCCGCCGCCGGAATCGGACATGAGCCCGACGAGGTTGCCGCGACGGACATCGCCCAGCGCTGCTGTGATCTCCGGCAGGAACCATGGAATGCGGGACGCAGTGTCCCCGCTATCCTTCGCGGCCTTGTCGACGGCCTTCGGCAGCACCACGCCATATTTTTGCGATGCGGCCCGTTCGTTGCCTTCCTGCGCGATCCTGGTGAGGTCGCCGGCCGTGTGGCAGATGATCTTCTCCGGCGTCATGTCGATCGGCATGTTGCGCGCCAGCGCCTCAAGGTCTTGCGCCGCCGCGATCAACTGCCGCCGGGCCCATATCTCCATCACCGCGCGGCCGTTCTCGTACACCGCGGCCCCGCCGACAGCCTGGCGGCCAAGCTCGATGACATACTGGAAGAAACTGATCTCGCCGATCATGTCAGCGGCTGGAATGTACGGCTTGATCGTCAGCGGATTGGCCGGCCGGCCCTCGGCGATCATCTTGCCGACCACCTCATAGACCAAGGCGTTCGCCGGCTCGGAGAAATGCTTGGGCTGCAGGAAGCCCGCGACCTTCCAGTAATTGGAGTTGTCGAGGAAAACCGCGCCTAGTAGGGCCTGTTCGGCCTCAATGGCATCGGGGAGCGGGGCGCGGAACTCGCGGGGATGAGCGTTCATTGCCGACCTCCGAACAGATCGCCCTGTGCAGGTGGAGCGGGCCGCCACGCGTTCGCGCGGTTGCGGGCGTTCTTCGCCCATTGGAGCAATGTGGCGGCAAAAGACTGCCCCCGCCGCCGACGCGCCTCATTGAGATAGACGCGGGCGCACATGCGCTCGATCTCGCGTGGGTTCATGTCGCGGGCGTGCTTCATGCCACCCTCGCCAACTGATCCGAACCCATGCTATTCAAACGGACATGGGGGAGCAGAAATTCATATTTTGGTTCAACGTGATTGTTGGCCCGCTTGTCGGCGGGTTTGCCGCCTACTTCATCGCGGCGTCCGTGCTGGCTGAGTTCTCGTGGTGCGTTGTCGGTGAGGAGCACTGCGTCCGAGAATGGGTGAGCGCTCTCAGTGGCTGGGCGGCGTTCGTCGCTGCCGTCGTCACACTCCCGATCCTTTGGCACCAGGTGGTCGAAGCCCGTCGCCAGACGGCTTTTATTGTCGGGGACCCCGAGCCTGATTTCCTTATTTACCGCAACCGGCGCGCGCGCGAGATCTATCTGACCGTCAGGAACTGGAACCGACGGCGGGTGATGGTGGGCGACGTCACAATCCGAAACGGCAACGATGTTACCGTTGAGGATTTGAGCGACAAAAAAGATGCGAGCCGCCTCTCCAGGCGCGCTCAAATTAGAGCGGGTGAGAGCGGGAGCTTCCTTATCCAAGGCTGGACCGACCGAAATAACGAGCCACCACCCGAGCGATCGCTGAAGATCCACCTGTCGCGTAACGGAGAACCCGTGACAGACCCGGTGACCATCGCCTCGAGGTTCGAGTTCGAAATCAAGTACCGGGTCCTCGGCCAAGAGCACGAAAAGCGTCTCGCAAGGGCGATCACCAGTGTTATTGATGATGATTGAGAAGGTCACGCAGCCCTCGCCCCGATCATCTTGAATGTCTGCGTCGCCTCGCCGGCCATCGCGATCCCCACGGATTCGGCAGCATCGGCGTTCTTCACCGCGATCTTGAAAACCCGGCAGCGCTCGACCGCGGCGCGCTTCCACATGGCGCGGTCAAAGCCGGGAGAGCGGCCCATGCCGAGGAAATGCTTCCTCCAGGTCGACGAGGGGATCGTCTCCCATGGGATGCGATAGGCAGCGATGACCGCTATGGCGGCGCCGGTCAGGCTGGAAAGCTGCAGCGCGTTCGGGTTGATCGTCTGCTCGTCGACGGGCCCGGCTAGCGTCTGCTTCGTCTTCTTGAACGAGACCACGTTGCGCATTGGCTGCTCGACGGCGACGAAATCCGGCCGCATGGGCTTGATCAGCGCCACGAGCTGCTGCGCGATCGACGCGGCCTTTTCCTCGGCATTCTCGCCTTCGGCCTTGATCAGGCCGGTTTTGATAGATGACAGCGATGAGCCGGGCTCATACCAAGCGAAGCCCGTCGTCGTAGCGATGTCGAGGCCCAAAATAATCACAGGCCCCTCCGGAACTTTGGGTCCGTCGAGATGTTCAGTTGGCCCAACAAAGGAAGGTGCAAGTGCCCGACAAGAGATTTGCAGAGGCAGTCGAAATCGAACTCGGAGTAGCCCGCTCGGTCGCCAGCGCTAGAAGCGCAGCCCAAGCCTTGCTGGACGTCCGCTGGCCGCGCCGCGGTCCGCGCCACCGGGACGCCACCGAAACATGCCTCAAAATTCTGGAAGGGCAGCGGCCGTTGCTCGACGCCCATTCCGCTTTCGTTGAAGCCGCTCGTGAAGCCGGCATCCTGAAATTCACCTGATCTTGTCATTCGGCGGCCCAGAAACAGACACCAGCCGAATGTGGTTGATGGGTCCAATGTGAGCTTATGCATGCCCCGTCCCCGCAGAACTTGGTTCCGGCCGCCTGTGAAAGTCCTGCATGGACGCGTCATCCGGAATGTCACCTCCATTCAGGAGGCCGCAGAAATCCTGATGTCCGATGATTGGCCGGTGCATGGACCGGCGTGCGAGCGCGCCGCAGTGAAGCTGATCGAAGCCTTGCGGGGTGAAGCCACGCCCGACGAGGCGCGGCTTGCTTTCAGGGACGCGGCGGAGGAAGCCCGCGTCTTGATCGCCATGGATATACGGGAACTGCCTTGAAAGTCTGGAGTTCAACGGCTCATGAAAATGAAGCTTTTCCCTTCGCCAGTGCCTATCCGATTTGGCAAAATCGGACTGATAATCAGCGTCGCCACTGTGGAGGAGGCCGCGAAATTGCTGCGGGATCCCCGTTGGCCGAACAAGGGTCGAGTCAACCTTCGGGCTCGTATGGCTTGCATTGAGGCGTCCAACGGCCTGGGTACCTGCGACAATGCCTGGGCGGAATTCGTCAAGGCCGCCCGCGAGGCCGGCGTGCTGCTGGAAGAGGCCTGACGGTGTGATCGGTTTCATGTGCGGAACATTGGGACGCGACCGACGTTCGACTAAGCCATGAAACAGATCCGCTTTGATCGTCCGGTTCGCATCAGCTTCGGCAAGGCCGGCAAAACTCGCCTGGTCCACACTGTTTGGGAGGCGCTGAAATGCCTTGCGAACGACAAATGGCCGGAGCGCTCTGGCCATATCCACGAGATGACAATCACCGCTTTGCAACGTGCGCTCCGGGGAGACATTTCTGCGGAAGACGCGAGACGGGCCTTCGCCCGAGCGGCGCAGCAGGCCGCCCTTCTTGCCGAGGATGAGGCGCATGATGATCAGGCGACCTCGTCCAATTCTTCGTCCTCGATCTCGTCGAAGGCAGGATCATCCTCGACTGGCGGCGCGTCCGCGGGCTTCGGCACCTCTCCCGGGCCCGAATAGGTCGCCGCCTCGCGCACCGGCTCCGCCTTGGCCTTCGGGGCGAGCTCCAGCCGGGGATTGTCGGTGTCTTTGAGCTTGGCAGCCGCCAGTTCAAATGCCGCGATAGAACGGTCGCACTCGGAACGCTCGCCTTCGTGCTTCGCCACTCTGGACTTGTGATGTTCGATGGTTGCCAGGATGCGCTCTCGTAGGCCGCGAAGGTTGTCGAGAGCGTCACCGACGGATGACCGCGCTTCATCAAGAATGCCGGTCTCGGCGGCGAAGGCGAATGCCTCCAACCGTTCGCTGAGCGCCGGAGAGTTCACCCGAGATCGACGGTTCTCCGCCGAACGGCCAAAGTAGGATGCTTGAGATTTTCATGCCCGGTCCCCCAAAGATCAAATTGATTGCCGGGACAGGCTCCCGGCCGGCCTACGCGCACGCTGGCCGCTATTCGGCGGCTTCTTCGAAAGGATCGTCGTCACCTTGATCAGTTCCGAGCCTTCCGCAGGTTCGAGCGCCAAGATCAGGTCGCGCTCTTCGCCGCCGGCGTGCCATGCGGCCATCCAGGCTTGGCCCTGCTCGCTGTCGATCGCGTAGGGATTGTCCTCCTTGCCGTGGCCCATGATGCCGGCATAGCGGCCCTGTGCCGTTGCCTTGTCGGTGCCTGGCGTGCGCGGCTCCTCGACGCGGAAAAGATCAAGCTGCTCGCGAGTAAACGGCACGCCGAGAATGGCGAGATATTCGGTGAGCCGCTTCAACTCCTCGACGATCTCGGCGCGGTCGTCTGACTTGGCGATGGCGACGGCTCGCTTCGCCGCCTTCATGTGGATGCCCTTGGCCTCGACATGCTTGACGACGTTTCGATAGACGCCGTTTGCCGACGCCAGCGTTTCGGCTGCCCGTTGGAATTTCGCGAGATTGACCGCGGCGACCGCATCGTCCGCTGGTCCGGGCTTGATCGGGACAACCTTCGAACTGCTGGATTTCTTCTTCGCCGCCTTTTCTGGGACGAGCGGATTGTATGGGTCGTAGGACGTTTCAGTCATTGCTGGGTTTCCTCTTGGTGAAGAGTTCGGCCAGCCACAAAATCAGCAAGCCGAACAAGCGCCGGATGGGCATTCGTTGTTTTCCTCTTTTCCTCGTAGGCTTGGTCCGCCTTGGTGCCGAACTCCTTCCAGTGGACGTAGAAGACAGTCATCCAGCGCGAGACCTTCATCTCGCGTGGCGGCCGGTTCCAGCACTGGAGAATGATCGGGGCGACGGCGACCCGGTGCCGGGTCTGGAGCCGATAGGCTGCCGCTTCGATAGTATCGCCGATCGGCCGCTTCTCTTTCTCGAGGAGCTCCGTCGCCATTCGCTTGGCTTCGCCGCCAAGCCAAACCGGGTCATCAATACTCGCTACAAACATTTTGCTGTCCCTGTCAGAACACTTGTCACGCATGACATTTTTCCTTCGCTACACCTGTGCGTGTCAGAGGCAGCGACTAAACCGGGTACGCCCGGCACAAAGTCGAAAGCTGGGATGAAGGAAGTGAACGATGCGGTCTCAGGTGATTGACGGGCTCCGGTCAGCCGGGAAGCAAAACGGGGTCCGTCAACTTGAATATCGGTTTGATCGGCCGGCAAATGACGACGATCTGTTCGCATCAGCGCCGCGCCTCCCAAAACCCGGAAACGTCACTCGGGTAGAGGTCGACCGGGCGGCGAAGCTGAGCCGAAAGATCACGGTGCGCGGCTTGACGCTTGTCGACGCGATACGCCGCTGCGGCCCCACCGAGCAGATAGCCGGCAACGCCAGTGGAGGCCGGCAGTAGCGTCCAGCCGAGTTCGGAGAGAGCGGCCCAGGTCATGCGCTTGCCCTCCTGTAGCGGGGGACAAGACCGAATTCGCGGATGATGCGGTCGACCTCGATTTCAGAGGCGCCGGCGAAGTCCACACGAATGTCGGGAACGGCATAGCCGGCCTTGTGCATCGAGATGATGCGGTCGTTGTCGGCTACCGAGAATTTCAGGTTGAGGCGCTGTCCCTGTTTCATGCCGCCTCGCCTTCCGCGCTCGCAACTTCGCAGCTACGGCAATGCCTCCGGGCGGAGCCCGCGCATTTCTCGAGGTCATCGGCATGACGGCAGTTCGGGCGGAGCAATCGGATCTGACCAGCCTTGCTCAACGCGCTGGATGGGATAGCCCGCGAGACCGAGGGAGGAGTTTCGGCCTCGCGAGCAGGCATCGCCTTCGGCCGGGAGGAGTTAGCCTTGGACGATGGGGGATTGGCTTCGGACGGCAACGGTTCAACGCCAGCGGCGTTCGCCCGTTGGTCCTTCACCGTCACTGCAGCGAATGCGCCGCCGTCCGATCTCGTGAGATTGTTCCGCGCCATGAATGCTTCGCGCTCGGCTTCGCCGGCGGCATCCCATGTGGATTGAAGCGGGTCGGCTTCGGGTGGAGCCTGTACGCGATCTCGCACCCACGCGATGAACGCCGCCACGTCATCTTCCCAGAACGATTGAACGAGCGTCAGCGCCAAAAGGCGATCATGGCCGGCAAGCGCCCCGAACTGATCCTGCATTTTCAGGAATTCGCCCAAGGTCAGCCGGAGCTTAGGCTTTACCTGACCGCGTACTGGCAACTCGTCCGGAGGGATCACCGACATCATGTCGGGGTGGAAATTGAACCATTCTCCGCGCACCCACTGATCGTCGAACCGGCGATGCAGCCACCTTTCGGTGCGCTCTCCCCCGTCGATCACGCGGATGATCCGAAGTTCTGTCGCGTGTGCGCTTTGCAGATTGCCGAGCCGGGCCAACGGATTGGCCGAATAGCCAATCTTAACGAGGCCGGCATTGTCCTGGATGAAATAGACCTGCGGAAGCCAGCGCATTCAAATCGCTCCTTCCTCCGGCGGCGCGGTGAAGGTGATAGCCATCATGCCGCCTCACCTGCGGCTGGAGTTGTACGGCGACGGGCAAGCCACTCGTATGTCACGCCTTCGATGCCCCTGGCGTCGCTGACGCTGATGACCTTGGCCCAATGTTCCGGCGCGATGCTTTCGCGGTCACGCATCTTGCGGGCGGCCTCGTAGCCGCAACCGACGTCGGAGGCGAACTCGGCAATGGTCCGCCAATTGGAAATGAGGTCGGAAATGGATGATGGTTCGCTCATAAGCGCAGTTTCGTACAATACGTACGACGGCACGTCAAGGCAAAATCGTACACCTTGGACGATAAAAATCGGTCATCTTGTACGAATGAAGGAAGAGCCCAAACATCGCCTGCAGAAGGCGCGCGCGGATGCCGGCTTCAAGAGCCCGGCCGAAGCAGCGCGCGCTATCCGCGAGATCAATCAGCACACGCTGACGAGCCATGAGAATGGCAACCGGCCGATTTCCAAAAAGGCCGCGGAACAGTACGCCAGACTTTTCGGCGTTCGCGCCGGCTGGCTGCTCTTTGGCGAAGAGAGCGAGGATTCTCCCAAGACACCTCTCGACCGCTTACGTGATGTCCTGGCGAGAGCGGCTGGTAAACCAGCGGAGATTCAGGAGCGCATTATCGACTTCGCCGAATTCGAAATGGACCGCTACGAGAAGTCGCGCGAGACGGCGACGTAACAGCGATCATGGTTTGCCCTGACGCTCCATTCCCCACCATGCAGCGCCTTCATCGAGGCCGCTAAGGCTTCGGCATCCAGCCTGACCCTCTCGTATGGGTCGACGGCCGATTCCGCGACCGCCGGGATGATCACGGCGCCAGCGAACAGCCCTGCAACAACCGATCGCCTGCTGACGCCGGCACCTGAACTTTCTGCACACTCTTTGCCCAAACCAAAAAACCCCTGTCGCCTTCGTGCTACTGAATAGGAACATTTTCCTTGTCGGTGAGTCAACCGCACGATATTCTTTTTTCCACTGCCGATTGCAGTGTTCCAATTTGGGACGGGCGATCAAGTACGAATTTGCCGTTACCTGTTAAGGTGGGATATTGGCACTAGCTGTGGGATATATGTACCACTCAGTGGGACCATTTCGACGGCTGAACCTTTCGGCCATAACTCGGGCATGCCACAGCCTGATGCTTCCAGTTTTCATGTACGTTTGCAGCCGGATCTCATGAAGCGGCTCAAGGTCGCTGCCGCCGAGAACGAGCGCAGCATCAATGCGGAGATTTCGGCCAGGCTAGCGGGGTCGTTCGATCTGAGCGATGACGATAGGCAGAAAGCCGTAAACCTACTGACCCAGGCTGTTGATCTCTTGACGAAGGGGCAACCACGGCGAGCCCGCAAAAATGGCTAGGCTCAAGCAACGACTACGGCCCGCTCTTCGCGTCCTCGACCTCTAGCGCCTCCATGACGGGCGCCAGATCACTATCTTCGGCCGGGACGGCAACTTGCGCCTCTTCCCCAGTCCTAGCTCGATTCAGCGCCTTCTCTATGGCGCCCTCGATGTTGCCGATCTCGTCTTCCCGTACCGCGTGACCATAGCCGGCGGCTTCGGCATCTTGCTCAAATTGCTGAGCCAGGACGGCAACGCTCACCTCACCTTTGGCGGGAAGGTTGCCGACGTTCTCCTGTAGCCATGTCTCGAAGAACTCTTTGGTAGCGCTCATGCCGCGTCTCCTTCGGGAGACTATAAGCGCGGCGGCAGGCCGAAGTTCCGAAGATAATTTCGGACGAAGGCGACTGAGCCAGGTCGCCCGGTTCGCAACGTCGGGCCAGGCGGGCAGCCCACGCCTTGCTTTCTATTGAGGGATAGTGGCGCTGCTGTTGGAGCACGCGATCGGCAGGGGAGTTGCCGATCGAAACGTCCGGTGAGCCTGCGTGTTTACGTTCACAACTCTCTTGAAGGCTTAACCTCCAGTAAGCTCTTTCGTTCTGATGGATGGTGAGGGAGGGTTCCGGCCAAGAACCCCCAAACCCCCTCGAGCGTGAGCCCTAGGAAGCTGGGAGCCTTGGCACGTCCTGACGGCTGGAGCCGGGATGGGACACGATGCCACGACAATGTTACCGCTTGTCGATCCTCAGTTCCCGTGCGTGGCGTAGGATAATCTAACCCCCCACATCGCGAATCCTTGCACGGCGAGCCAGTGGCCAGCGCGATCGCAACGGCGACAGACATAATCGTACAAATTCCTGATCGCAACAAAAATCGTACAAAACGTACTTGACTATCTATCGTACATTACGTACGTTCCTCTCATACCCCGGCACGAAGAAGCTCCGCCGATCTGCCGGGCACCGCCACCAAGGCAATGAGGGAACCATGAACGCCACCCCCAATATCAACACAGCAACGGCTTCGACATTCGATCCGATCCTTGCCGATGCATGGCGGATCAACTCCCAAGAAGTCGTCGAGAGCATCCGGTTCGTGAAGCAGTACCGGAGAACGATCGACGAGCGGGACAAGCTGCTTGCGTGCGGCGTTCTGGTCCACAACCGGGCCCATGTCGAGCGTTGCGAGAAGCTGCTGCCGTGGCGCCTGTCGCTCTACCTCGAACAGGTCCGCGCGATTTCAGAGTGCGAGCAGCGCATGGACCAGATCGGGATGGCCTACGCGCTTTCTTCATTTGACTGGCGCGCGTGATGGCAACCGAAACCGCCCTCTCCGCCGCCCGCGTCCGCCAAGACGTGATCATGCTCAAGGCTTGGATCGAGCACTGGAAACTGGATTCCCGCATGGGAATAGCCAGCACCAAGGGCAGTCTTGAGAACGCTCATTTCATCGCCGTGCGGGCGATCAAGGAACTCGAAGAGATGGAACGCTCGTGATGACCGACAAGCGCAAAGGCTATTCGTTCGATGACGATTTGAAGCCGATCGTCGAGGGCAAGGTTCCGCTCCCGAACATTGAGGACATCGACCCGCTTCGCTTCCTGAATGACCTTGCTTCGGTTGGGCACGGCTGGACGCCGAAATGGGGATATTCCAGCATCGACGGTCGCAAACAGTGGACGCAGTTCTACCTGTCCGGCGGCCAAGGCGGCGGGCTGAACGGCCAAGGTTATGCCGTCCGCTACGGCTCCTCGTATCCCACGCCGGCACCGCGCGTCATGCGCTTCGCCATCTGCAAGCACGAGTTCAACGGCACAGGGACGGCAGAGCAGTCGCGGCGCGGCTGGCATCCCGGCCATTGCTCCAAGTGCGGTCTCGATATGACCGTCGACAGCGGGGATTGAGCGATGGACGCCGCCCTCACCTCCGGATGCGTCTGGCTCACCCGCCATCCCCGCCTGACATGCGCGCTCATATGCGCCGGCTGGCTGGTGGTAGCCGCACTGGACATGCCGCGATGAGCGCCTGCGAAGCCACCTACATCGCCAATGCCGTCGCCGCGCTTGAAGCGCCGACCCGCGAACTCTGGCGCCCGACCCGTGAGGATCAACGCGCCGCCTTGGAAATCATGCTCGCATCCGAACTGTCGCACGAGCTGCGCAGGTTGCTTCGCGAGATGGAACAGAACCTCGCTACCAGGAGAGCAGCATGAACACGCACAACGCACAGATCGACATCCTCGACAATGACGTCGACGGCATCCAGAGCATAGGCCAGGTCAACGCAGAGGTCGTGCAGAAGGCCGGCCAAGCGATGGTCGAACGACGGGAAACGGCCGTTGCGCCCGCAGCCAACCGTTCGCCCATGACTCCGATGGAGATGGTCGGCCGCGCGCTGGAAATGGGCGTCAATCCCGAAACCCTCAAAATGATGATGGACCTACGCGACCGGGAGGAAGCCAACCAAGCGCGCAAGGCGTTCGATGCGGCGATGGCTGCGGCCAAATCAGAGTTCGCGCCGATCCTGACCAACCGCCGAGTGGCGTTTGAAGGGAAAGGGGGCAAATCCGATACGAACTACAAGTTCGAAGACCTCGCGCAGATCGAGCGCCAGGTCGGCCCGGTCCTCGCCAAGAATGGACTGTCCTACCGTTATCGAACGCTGGCGGAACCCGATCAGCCTGTCCGCGTGACTTGCGTCCTTGCGCACCGTGACGGCCACTACGAGGAGACGACGCTTGCCGCCGGCCGCGATGGATCCGGCAACAAGAACTCGATCCAGCAAATCGGGTCAACGATAACCTATTTGCAGCGCTACACGTTGAAGGCCGCCTTGGGGCTCGCGGTCGCGCACGATGACGATGGCAAGTTGGCGGAGTCGATCGATGGCGGCCCGATCAGCGATGACCAAGTCAAGACCGTCCTCCGACTGTGCGAGGAAACGGCCACCCCAACTCCGAACTTCTGCCAGTGGGCGAAGATCGAGTCCGTGCCCGACTTGCCAGCGGCTGACTTCGACAAAGCCGTCAAGGTCTTGGAAATGCGCCGGAGGAAATCGGCGTGATCGAGATTTTCGACGACATCGAACAGGGCACGCCGGAATGGTTTGCTGTGCGTGCCGGACTGCCGACCGCCTCACGGTTTGCGACAGTCATGGCGAAGGGCGAAGGTAAAGTTCGCAGCGAGTACATGCGCAAGCTGGCCGGAGAGATCCTGACCGGCGCGCCGATGGCGTCCTACAAAAGCGAGCAGATGGAGCGCGGCAACGTCATGGAGGACGAGGCGCGCGAACTCTATGCCTTCGTCCATGACGCCGGCATCCGGCGCGTTGGATTCATCCGCAACGGCGCGAAGGGCGGCAGCCCTGACAGCCTCGTCGGCGACAACGGCGGCCTCGAGATCAAAACGGCAGAAGCTCATATCCAAATAGAGCGGCTGATCCTCAACAGGCTGCCGCCCGAGCACAAGGCCCAGGTGCAAGGCAATCTCTGGGTTGCCGAGCGCGAATGGTGGGATTTCTGCTCCTACTGGCCGAAGCTACCTTTGCTGCGCGTCCGCGTCTATCGCGACGAAGACTACATCCAAAACATGGCCGGCGAGGTCGATCGGTTCAACGATGAACTGGCGTTGATGGTCGAGCGCATCCGCCGTTATGAACAGGTGGCGGCATGAGCCGGGCCTTGGTCGTACTCGACACCGAATTCCAGCGCCGCAGAGCGGCCGACTGGTGCTGGTCGCTGAAGCCGGGAACGCGGGTTGAGTTCAAAGCTCCCCGCCGCACCGACGAGCAGAACGCCAAGATGTGGGCGATGCTGACGGAAGTCGCGACCCAAGTTCGCTGGCACGGCCTGAAACTGGCCCCTGACGACTGGAAGCTGATTTTAATGGCCGGGCTGAAGCGAGAACTTCGCCTTGTGCCGAACATCGACGGCGATGGCTTCGTCAACCTGTCTACCTCCTCGTCGGACCTATCCAAGGAAGAGATGTCCGACCTGATCGAACTGATGTTCAAGTTCGGCGCGAACCCGGACCATCCCGTACAATTTCGTGAACCGTCCGAAGCCTCACCCCAGGCCGAGGACGAAGGCAGCGGCGAGGATTCCCCCTCTCCTCCCGCTGCCGACCCATCCGCGCAAGCGGAGGAGCCGGAAGCCGAGCGTCCAGAAACGGGCCAAGGTGGTGGTGCCGTGGAGCCGGCTCCCGGTGTTTCGCAAGCCAGCGAAGCCGACAAGCGCGAATGCCTTTCCAAATTCCTGGCGCTCGCGGCGGAAGACCTGCCGCTCGAGGATCGCCTCAAGAACATCGAGTTCGCCAAGGACTGCTGGAAACGGGACATGCCGACGGAGGCAGATTTCGTCAAAGCCTGCATGACGACGGCCGACAAGGTGGCGAAGGGCGAACTCGCGGCGGCCGCGGCGCGGAAGTATCTGGAGGGGCTGCTGTCATGAGCCCCCTCGCTGACTTCCTCGCATGGCTATCTCGCCGCCGTGCCGCGCGCATCATCCGAGACGCAGAGCGCAAGCGGACCGCGATTGCCCGGCAGATCGACGAACGGCGCTCGCACAAGGCCGAATGGCGGCCGCTGCTGTCCGACATGCGCCGGGCGACGAATTCCAGCTTGGCGGCTTCCTGTGGGCGGGAGTGGCGCTGATGGCCCGCCTTGGCAAGCATCAACTCGAACTACTCGCCGGACTCGGCCGTCCGTTCGGTCTGCTCGTTGTCGGCGACGCTGTAGCGAGGTCTCTGACCAAGCGCGGCCTGCTCGCAGCCCGAGGCAAGGGCGGCGACAGCTTCTTTCAGATCACGCCGGCCGGCCTTCGTGAACTTGCCGATGCAATGGAGCGCGGCGACCTGGAGCAGTTCGTCGACCCGAAGATCAGGGAGAAACTGGTCTGATGGCCTTCCGTCTCCCCAGACACCCCGAAGCCTTCTCCGTTGCGCCTGCAAAGGGCAGCAAGCGCCCAACAATGAAGGACGCCACCTATCTCAAATGGCTGCATGAGCTGCCGTGTATCGTGACCGGCAAGCGTCCGGTTGACGCGGCCCATGTCTCCTATGCCGATCCTCGCTACGGGAAGCGTGAGCGCGGGAAATCGGAAAAGGCGGATGATCGCTGGGCTGTTCCGCTGCACCGCGACGAGCACGACCGACAGCAGCGCATGGGCGACGAGCGCGCCTACTGGAAATCAACCGGCATAGATCCTCTCCATGTTGCCTTGGCCCTCTATGGCGTCAAGGGCGACAACGACATGGCGATGGTCATCATCAGAAACGCGAGAAGCAAGCCATGATCAACGCTCAATCAGACACCCCCGGCGAGGGGCTGCCCGACCGACTGAACCGCATCGCGTATTGCTATGGAGCCACGCTTGCGGAGGACGATTTACAGGCCCTAGCCGACGCCATCGACGCGCTCGCCTCCCCCTCCGTTATCGGCAGTGACACAGCCGGGCTTCGGTCTGACTATTCGGGGCTGGTGGAGCGAGCGCGGGAAGAACTGGCGGCCATAAAGGAGTTTGGCGAGGATGAAAACTGGGCGTCCGCCGTTGCGATGCTTAGCGAGTTGACCGAAGCCATCGCCGCCCTTAGCCGCGCACCGGATGTGTACCCTGGAGTTGCCGATGCGATTGAGCGGCTTCACGAGGCGGCGCATCGCGATGAGGCAATCACCATATCAGTGCGCGCCCAAGACCTTCGGAACGTCCTTGCCGCGCTAGCCACCCCTCCAGCACCCCAGCCCGACACCCCGCCAGAGGGCTGGCAGAGTGTGTCGACACCATACGCCACCCAAGCGCCCCAGCCTGTAGGGACCGCCATCGTCTGGCATCCGATTTCGGAAGCAGATCGTAGCATCGCAACCGTTCAGACCTTCGGCGATATCACCTTGCGCAATTCTGACACCTTCTGGGTCCGCGACGAGGACGGCCGCGTTTATGAGGCAGTCTGGACCGATCACAAGCAAGGCTACTGGTGGGATATTGAAGGCGAGAGCCCTGTCGATCCAGCGGAGTACGCGCCGCACCCGCTAGCCACCACACCAGCGCCCCAGCCTATCGGCAGCGACACATGCCTGCTGGACGGGAGGGCGTGGCGGACGATGGAAACCGCGCCGAAGGACGGAACGCGCATTCTAGCGTGGCCTTGCCATTTGGACGGTGACCACACCGTTGCAGCCGAGGCGTATTGGTACGTTCACTCGTCTGTTCAGGGATGGATAACTGACCTGATCGACTGCGGCGAATACGATTTCGAGCCAACACACTGGATGCCTCTCCCCGCCCGCCCTAAAGCCGGGGAGAGCGAAGTCGAATGACCAAGCCCGTCCGCCTCCGCCTCTCCCGCCGGCGCGGCTTCGACCTGCAGGCGCATTCGCTTGAGGTCAACGGCCTCGAGGCGGTCAACGTCGCGCGTCCAACGAAATGGGGAAATCCCTTTAACTTACGCGATAGCAGCCATTGCTGGACTGCGATTTCATATGGTTTCAAGGGGGATCGGATCGGTCGCCAAGCGGCATCGGTTGCCATGTTCAAGGAATACCTCGGCGGGGCCATGATCGGCACCGAAGATTGCGGCCTATATGCTGAGGTTGCAGGCGAGCAAAAACCTATCTCGGTTTCGCCGACGCTCGTGGCCAAACGTCCGGCTCCTATACAAGACGAGATCAATCGAGAACTCCGCGGCAAGAACCTCGCCTGCTGGTGCAAACCAGGCGAGCCTTGCCATGCCGACGTGCTGCTCGATATCGCCAACCGCCCCGCTTGTGAGGAGATCAAGCTGTGAAGCTGCCCTTGCCGACAAAGCGCATGCTGTCGGATAACGAGGCGGCAAACTACTGCGGCGTCGGCGTCGCCACGTTGAAAAGCCATGTGCCGGTCCCCCCGGTCAAGATCGGCGCCCGCGTGCTGTATGACGTGAAGAGGCTTGACAAGTGGCTGGACAACCAGAGCAAATCCGAGCCGATGACGGGCGACGACTGGCTGGGGCTTCTGGATGAGGGTGACGGTGAAGGGAATTAAGCGCTACACGGACCGCTACGGGAACCAGCGCGCCTATCACCGCAAGTCCGGTACCGCGATCGACGCGACATTGACCGGCACCGCACTTGCCGCCGAGATCGACCGGCTCGACAAGCTGCATGCGCCGAAGCAGGCGCTGGCCGGCACGCTGGGCGGGTTGCTCGAAAGCTACAAGAAGTCGCCCAAATTCACCGATCTCGCACCGCGCACCCGCGCCGATTATCACCAGTATATGGACCATCTGAAGCCGATTGCAGGCACGCCGCTCGTGCTGATGACCGGAGGCTTCATGGCCAAGTTGCGCGACAAGACGGTGAAGAAAAAGCGCGGCGCCTTCACCAATCACATGATGGCGATGCTGTCATCCGCGTTCAGGCACGGCAAGGAATATGAGCTCGTCGATTCCAATCCGTGCCTCGAGCTGGAGAAGGCCAAGATCGCCGCCGACCGGCGCAAAGAAAACCGGCCCTGGACGGCCGCAGAGAGGGCCAATGTGCTAGCGGCGGCGCCGCTGCATCTGAAGGTGCCGCTGGCCCTGGCACGCTTCCTTGGCATTCGCCGCGGCGACATACTCAAGCTGCCCCGAATGGCGTATCGACACGGTTACATCAGCTTTCGAACCGGCAAGACCGGCAAGATCATGAAGCTGCCGGTGCTGGGGGAGTTGAAGGCGATCCTCGACGAATACCTCGATGCCGTTCCGGTCGCCGATGTCGACGTCACGTTGCTCTGCCTGAATTCGGCAAAGAAGCCATGGACCGAGATGGGCTTCACCGCATCGATCAGGAAGTATTTCGCGAAGTGCGTCGCTCGCAAGCTGGCCGACCAAGGGTTGACCATGCACGGCCTGCGCCACTCAGTGGCGGCCGAGCTACGCGGCCTCGGCTATTCGCTCGATCAGATCAAGGACTATCTCGGCCAAGAGACGGCGCAGATGGCGGCGCATTATTCTTCGAGCGCGGACGTGTCCGGGGTATTGATCGACATGGCAAATGTGATACAAGCCGGCTCGAAACGGGAACGAGTTTTGTCTAACCGAGGCAAAAAGAGTGTCTAACTCCCCTCGCCCCATTTCGCCAAGTGGTTGTTTTTAATCACCTTTTGGGGAATAGGTTAACGGTAGACCCACGGACTCTGACTCCGTTAGTCCTGGTTCGAATCCAGGTTCCCCAGCCAACCACTTTCTTTAATGAAATCAGCCCCTTGAACCGCCTAGACTTGCTTTGACGCCGTTCTTTCATGTCGCGCCATGTTGCAAATGGCTACCGTTGATTTCCAAGGGTTTCCTGCCACTATCGGCAAGTCCGTGCGACATGAGCGCGACATGGTGATAGAGAAAAAAGAAGGAAAACAATGGAGTGCACGGATGATTAAGGGTGACACGATCCTGGAAATTCAGGGCAAAATTGCAGCTCAAGAGTTTGTTCTCAAGGCGACATTACAAATGCTGCACCAGCTCGCACCCGAAGCGGGAATTCAGTCCGCGATGAAGCAGATCGTCTCAAATTCAGTTAGACGGGCCAACGTCGAGGGGACGGAGCCCGATCAGGTCAAGGCAGAGATGGTTGGTTATGTCGAAACTTATGCCCTTCAGATTATCGATGCTGGTTTTGGAGCTAGCCCGGCGAAACCCGTCCAATGAAGGATGTCACACCAGCCGATCATCAGGCCCGCCAGGGCGAACGGTGGCGGGGGACGAACGATGGTTGGTTCCGTACCAAAGGCGGCGCGCCGGCTCTCCCGATGGAACCCAGTCGGCAGGCAAGGGTTGAGACCATCGAAGGGGCTCGACCTTTTGGGGAGCTGTCATGGACAACAGCAAGTTCGATCGAGACGATCTGCTTTCGGCGGTGAATGCCTGTGCCCATATCGCCCACGGGGGGTCGCTGCTGTCTACCTCCAACGCCATCGGGAAATTCCGGATGCTGTCGGGAGACTTTGTGTCCCCTGACGAGGAGCTAGCAATTGCAATATCAAAAACCGCCATCGCCTTGGGCTATGCGGTTATGTTCGATGAACGACCGGGGGCCGATAGCGCCCCCTAGAGAAAAAGCCCGCCAGGGCGAACCGTGGCGGGCTTTCACGTGGACAAGTTGTCCAGTTGATCAGTTCCCCGCCAAGCGCTTGATGTCCGCCGCGACCGAGGCCATGGCTTCGTCCGAAACCGCGCCTTCATATTCCCACGCCTCTTGCATCTGATCCACCCGAAGCTTCACCAGCATGCCGGCAACTGTCGATGCCGGGATGGCAAAGACGCGCTTTGCAATTGCGAACAGCGGTTCCGCGCTATCATCGGGAGCCGCCGCCCAGCGGGCGTGAGCCGCTTTCATTTCCTCGCCAAGCTGGAATAGGTCAGCGTCGCCGAGTTGAGCAGGCTTCATGACACCGCTCCCGCCAAACGCTCTATCTCAAATATGAAGCGCAGGACCATTTCTTCGTCGAAATCCATTTCCTCATATTCGGCGTCGGTCGGTTCAACTTCCGGCCTGTTACGCAAGGCTTCGAGGCGGAGTGCCTTTGCCTTCACTGCAAGCCCCGCCAATGTCGTCGCGGAGGCGGCAAGGATAGCATCTGTCGTGCGGCCCACGGCATATTCCAAAGGTTGAGCGCGCCGTTCCGCCGCTTGGAGACCAATCTCTTCGGCAAATGCATGGGAGGCATCGGAGTCAAGCGACACGCCGCGCCGATGACACTCGTCTAGCCAGACCTGTAGCAATTCGTCGGCCTCGTCTTTGAGCGGAATAAATTCAGGGCGGAGCCTGTCAAGCTCTTGGCCGAGCCGGAGCAGTTCGGCATCGGCCGTCGCCGGTTCGGCCGGCAGGCTGGTCACGGCCAAGGCCGCAGCGGCGGCACCAGCGCTAAGGATGGCGCGGCGGCGGTTGATTGAGGGCATGCCTTCGGCGGCAGCCCGAACAGCGGTGTTCGGCATGTGGGTAGCTCCCTTGCTAGCGATTATCGCTATGGATAACGATATGCGTTCGTTAACGTTAATGCAAGCGATTTTCGCTATGGCTAGCGTATAACGATACTCCGTGTTAAGGTGATTTCATGATGAACTCAGCCCAATGCCGCGCAGCTCGCGCCCTGCTTAACTGGTCGCAGCAGCAGCTCGCGAACGCCGCGAAGATAGGAAATGCGACGATTCGCAATTTCGAGGCCGGAAGGTCCGAACCGCAGCATGCGACGTTGGACGTATTGCGGAGAACGTTTGAGGCGGCGGGCGTCGTGTTCATTCCTGAGAACGGTGGAGGTGCAGGCGTGCGTCTCAAGTTCAATCGGCGGGAAGTTCGCGGGATCGATATCCTAGAAAACGAGGGCGGTATCGTCGGTGAGGACGATAGATGACCGCCAACACGCCCCGAGGCCGCATGAGCCCGCAGCGCCGACAGCATATCTTTTCGGAGAACTGCACGGCCCACAACATCGCGCCATGCTGCCTTTGCGGTAAGCCGATCCACCGCCAAAAAGACCGATGGATTATCGAACACAAGCGCGCGTTGGCCCTGCTAGGCCCGGACACGAACACCAATTGCGGCCCGGCCCACTTCGCATGCGCCGAGGCGAAGACCCACGAGCAGGACTTGCCCAGGATTAGAAAGGCTAAGCGCCAGCAGGAAGCCGGGCGGGTCAGAGACGCAAACGCCAAGTTGGCGGATACGTTGCCGCGCAACGGCTTTATCGTCCCGGCCGGCGTCGCCTACGATTGGAAGCAGCGCCGCTACCGAGCGGCAGAGAGCCGCTAGCCTTTCGAATTGAAATGCGGCTATGCTGGATCGGGGATTGGGGGAATCAAATCATGATGAAGAAGATTGCGCTGTTGGCGACCGCATTGCTGTTGACGGCATGCGCGAAGGGACCAGACGCCATAACGCCAATGTCGATGCCGGTGAACGCCTATTCAGGGTTAAGCTGTAACCAGTTGGCGGCCGAGCATCAGAAGTCCACGACCGCGCTAAACGCGGTATCCGCGCAACAGCGGCAGGCGCAGACCGGCGACGCCGTTGGGGTCTTCTTGATAGGCGTCCCGATGAGCAGTCTTACAGGCGGCGACAAGGAAGGAGCTGTCGCGCAGCACAAAGGCGAAGTGATAGCCATCAGCTCCGCTCAGCGGAACAAGGGCTGCTGACGCCCCAAACGAAAAGCCCGCCGCAAGGTTTCAAGGAGTGCGGCGGGCTCCGGCCCCGGGATAACTGAGGCCATGGACCGTGAAAGTTTGGGACCCCTACGGTCCGCAAATCGAACCTAGCTCGGGCCGATATGTTCCCGAAGAGAACGCGGGCTCGTGCCGGCCGCTTGCGCGCGCCATTCAGCAAAGGCCCAGGCCGCAGGCCGAAACCATGCCACGATTTTTACAAGCGATTCCCATAACAGGACGAAGCCGACGACCAGGCCGAGCGTCGGTTATCGCCAGCCATTTCGTGACCTTGCCGAAGCCGACAATCATGCGGATCAGCGGCAGGCCGGTTTTCAGCGTGGCAATGTCTTCCCTGCTCAGGTCGTTTAGGAACTCCCGTGTCTCTTCGGAGAGTTCGGCCATGCGTTGCGGCGTCTCGTTCATCTCTAGGCTTCCCCTGCATTCGGCGCTTGATAGACGGCTTCCATGGCGACAGCGCCGACGATCAGGTCACGCACGATGTCAGGCAGGCCGGGAATGTCGATGTCCAAATGGCGCAGCCCGATCAGCAGACCGATGCCCATGCCAGCGACAAGGTATTTGCGCGCACGCGCCGTAAAGCGTTCCATGTCAGATTATTCCTTTCAGGAGGTCGAGGAACCATGCCAGCCAGCCGTCAGAGGCAGGCGCTAGACGCGTTGAAGGCTTGGCGGGGACCGAAGGCGCGGGGGCAGCCTTGCGAGGCCTGTAGCCCGCCGCTTTCAGCGCCCGCTCGAAAGCCAGCGCATACCGGCCGATCAACTCGGCCTTGTCTTTTCCATTGACCACGGCGCGCGAGGCGATGAACTCCCGAAGGTCTTCCGCGTCGCTTTCGTCGATGCCGTCGAGATAATGGCTCCAGGCCTTGCCGGTCCACCAGCCTTCACGGCAGCCGAGGAACAGGGAGTGCGCCGAGATGAACGGATCGCCGCGCATCTCCGGTCGGCCCTCAAGATCAATGCCAAGACCAAACACTTCATTGAGGCGTTGAGTAGCCTTGCGAGCATTGCCCCGCCCCGTGTTCTGGACGTGCCCTTCCCCCCTGAAGCGGTAGCCATCGCCTCGCAGGACGTTGCCCAGGATTTTCCCGAGGCGTGTTCCAGGTTCGTATTTGTCGAAGTACGCCCGCGCGCCGCGCTCTTTGATCGGCTGCATTGTGTGCGCCGTTTCGAGGTAGGACGTGGCGAGGCCGATAGCCAACTGGTCAAGCGGATCGGCCGCATAGTACCGTTCCCAAACGTCCAGCAGGTTTTCCATACCGGCGACTTGAGACTTCGAAAGCGAGGTTCCGAACAGGCCGGAATTGCGCGTTCGCAAGACGCCATAGAATTTCGCGCGGTCCATGGATGTCCCTTTCCGCCGAGGCAGCAGACGAGTTGTCGGGGGTGGTGAGAAGGTCGGTTAACTACTTGTTAACCAAGCAGGCGGAGCCTAGCTGCGCCGGATGTACTGAGCAGGCACCGATCCTATCAGGGGGGCACCTATGCCTGCGAAGAAGCCTCACACCGAAGAAGAACTAGCCAAGGCCCGCGAAAAGCAGCGACGTTACCAGCAGACAGCGAAGGGGCGAGCCAAACACCGCGAAAAGCAGCGACTTTATCAACAGACCGAGAAGGTAAAGGCCTACCAGCGCGAGTATCGACAGGCGCATTTGGCAGCAAAGCGCGAACGCGAGAAGCGGAATAGACAGTCGCGCCCAGACGAGGCCAAAGCCGCAAGAGATCGATGGCGCGCTACGCACAAAGAGCACATCGCCGAATATAACCGGCAGTACGCATTGAAACATCCGGAGGTGTGCAGGGCTGCATGGAGGAAATATGAGCTCAAACGGTGCTCGATCCGGCGGGTCCGAACCTCACCGGAAGAAGTCTATCGCCGCGCCATGGCTGCTCTGCCCAGCGGCCTTCCCCGCTTCATACGAGACGATGTGGTTTCCAGTCTCTGCCTCGCAATTCTGGAAGGCGAGATAAACGTCAACGACATGGCTGCACAGGCGAAGGTGTACCTGCGCGCCTATAATCGCGAGTACGACACGTTCCAGACCGTCTCGCTCGATGTTCTTATCCCAGGAACCAAGACCACCTATCTGGACGCCCTTGCAGCGGAATAGCGACTGAGGAATAAAGGGCCGTCATGAACGACGAACAGCCCACCTCACCCGCCACTTCAGACAAGCGCGTGGTCAACGCTCAGGCCACAATTCGCAAGCTGAAGCGCCTTGGCGTGGAGGTCCGTCTTCCCTCCGGCATCGTCAGACAGCGGCAAAAACTGCGTGAGATTTGCAGGCTGCACGGTATCCAGCCCGAGTACGAGGATTGATCCAAGCCCCGCTTGTGAGGAATAATGTCCTAGTGCGGCGATTCTCAACCCATCGGAGATTGCCATGTCCAGGCGTAAGAAACTCACCTACATCACCCAACCTGAAATCGACCGGTTCATGAAAGCGGCGACGGAGTTGCACCGCGCCTGCTGCGCTCCCATCATCGCACCGTCGAGCGACCAATCACGGGCGCTGACAGAACTGAATGCGGCAATCGTCACGGCCATTGAGGCCGTCACTGGCGACAAAGCGCCGTGGATGCAGACGCCGAGGGCCGAACTGCATCCGGGGCATAAGCCGAAATCGGAGTAGGTTCCGCAGCGCTCCCGGTGTAACCTCGCCACTTGGGGAGGATTGATTACGGCATGCCCTACAGATTCGAAGACAAAGACATAACCACAGCGACCCTAACACTGTTGCAGGTTCTAGTGGCTCGCCTCAGAGACAAGGGTGTTCTCTCACAGGCCGAGCGCGATTCCATCGTAGACACCGCCATCAAAATGAATGAGGACGCATCTTTGTCTGAGGACACAGTCCTGGAAGTGAACGAGAGAGCAGCCAACCTGCTGCGCTTATTGTTCAATCGTCAGCAGTGAATCCAAAAGGATGGGGTCCATGTTCGGCAGTCCGAAGCGTGTCTTAGCCAGAGCTGAAAAGTTTTTGCTGGAAATAGAAGACCTAAACGAGAAGTTTCAGCAGTCAAAGCCCTATGAGGTGACAATCAAAAATGGGGTGCATTCTGCAACGATGAAAGATCCGCCTGAGGACATGCAGGTCGTTGCAAATGACTTTTTCACAAACGCTCGAAGTGTTCTCGATCAGGCTGTCTTTGCGGCTAGCGCAACCATGCAGCCCGGCGTCAAGCCTGAGAAAACCAAGTTCCCATTCGGGAGCGACGAGCAGAATGTCAGGAAGATTCTCAAAGAAAGTGCATGTCGAGACATCCCGGCCGCCCTTCACGAAGTCATGCTCAGTTTCAAACCATATCGTGGCGGCGATGAAACCTTGGTTCGGCTGAATGATCTACGAAACCAGAATAACCATCGATATCTGTCTTGCACCGCATTGATGGCGACAGACAACTTTCAAATCTTGGGTGGGCGGCAAGTTTCAGTGCGTAATTCGTGGGACGAGAAGACGAAGACCTTGACGTTTCTTTATTGCTCGCCAGACGCTATGGTTCATTACACACTTTGGCCCATCATCACTTTCGGTCAAACTGGAAAACCATACATCGAGCACGCTATTCCCTCGATGCGCGGCTTCTATACGCGCGTGTCACAAGTGCTTGACGCCCTAGAGCAGGCGTCGGCTAAGCCAACGTGAAAGTCTTGGTGACGCCGCCAACGCGCATTTTCAAATCCGTCCCGTCGAACCAGATGTCGCCGTTAACAGGGGACGTGGGGGCTGTGCCCGCAAGCATACTAAGCGGTGCGCCTGATGTGGTTGAAGCTGGCAGCACGACAGACCCGCCCGCTCCCGGCTCCAGAAGTATGTCGCCGCCTGCCTGATCATTGATGATCGAGATATGCGCGTTGCCAGATGATGCTTTGCCGAAGAAACCGACGCGGACGGAGCTATCGTAAAGCTGGATTTGCGGCACTGCCGCTGCGCCCGCGCTGTCGTTGTCCTGAATGCGGACGATGGGTGTGGCGTGTCGGACATGAAGCGCCGTCGCAGGGGCGGCTGCGCCGTCTGTCACGCCCAGGAATTTGCTGGACAAGTTACCCCGGAGCAGATTGCCAATCGACATCTGGTTGCTGTTGGCACTGGACGTGCAGGATGCGCCGTAGCCGATGACGATGTTGTCATCACCGTTCAGCAGCGCATGCGTGTCAGAGCCAACCAGAGTGTTTCGCGATCCGGTCGTCATTGCGGAGCCGGCTTCTTCGCCGATCAGAACGTTGTTGGAACCCGTCGTCATGTCCTCGCCGGCCTGATAGCCAACAACCGTATTATCGTTTCCGGTGTCGAGAACCTGGAGGGCTTCAAAGCCCACGGCGACGTTGCGGCTTGCGGAATTGGTCGGCGTGAGCGGCGAACGGTTGTCCGAGCCGTTCAGGGCATACATACCGACCGCGACGTTGCCCGTTCCAGTTGCGGAGTAATACATCGACTCGAAGCCGACCGCAGTATTGTTGTCGCCGGTGAAATTGCTCGTCGGTTCGGTGTTGTGGCCGCCGTGCAGCGCGCCGTAACCGAGGGCCACATTGTTTGCGCAGCCACCAGTCGCAAAGAACATTCCGCGATAGCCGAACACAGCATTGTTGTTGCCCACGGTTTCCTTGAAAAGTGCGCGGTAGCCAAAGACGGTAGTGTTGGTGCCGGTCGTCAGTTCGGTTGCGGCCTCGAAACCTACCGCTGTCGTTTGCCCTCCAGTCGTCTGAGCGTTCAACGCGTTCTTGCCGACAGCAACCGAGTTGGACCCCGACGTAATCCCCGCTGCGGCACCAGAGCCGACTACAACGTTGGCGTTCGCGGTCTCCATGCCGGCGGCCAGGAAAAAGGCAGCGCTCGTCCCCGTAGCCAGGATTCCCAAACCGGTCGCGCCGGGAGTGACTGGCTGCCCGCCAATGGTTATCGATGCGGCGGCGGCCTCTGCGAGTATCCTTTGTGCTTCGGCTTCGTCGGCCTCATCTTCTGCCCTGTCTGCCTCAAGCGCCGCCTGCCCGACCAGATCGGCGCGGGCAAAAACGATGCTGCTCGTTCCAATCGAAATCGGGTTGGCCGTCGTGATCCGGTATTCGAAGCCAGCCAGCGTCGCGCCATCAGTGACGGCAAAGCGCGTCCCCTTGGTGATGTCACGGCTGGAATCAAAATCGCGAGCCCGACGCCAGACGCCAGAGGAAACAATGTAGATGCCGTTTTCTTCCTGGTCGGTTTGGGCAATGACGCCAACGCGGTCATCTGCCACCGTCACGACGCCATCGACGGTTAGTAAACCACTGAGAGCGATGTTTCCGGTGGTCGCTAGCCGCACCGGAGCCTTGTATGCTACGGTTTCACCGTTGCCGGTAATCTGATCGACAGCCGAGGTTGCCATATTTGAAGGCTCCTTACGTGAAAGCGGCCCCGCTTTTGGCGAGGCTGAGAGAGGCGGGAGATGGAAGCGTTTGGAGTTCAGAAGACGCCCGTGCGGATGTCCGCAGCGAAGCGTTTCAGCCTATGGATTCAGTACGATTGCCCGTGGGCAGCCATCGGCCTCACCACGCTCATCCTCGTTTTCGGCATCGGCCTAAGCGTCAGCGATACGAAGTGGGGAAACCCGGAAAAGTGCTGGACTTCGGGCGGCCGGTCGGACGATTCCTGTTAGTCGTCGACCGCTTCTTTCAGTTCCGGTTCGATGCCCCGGAAGGAGGCGTTGTCCTGGAGGCCGAAGCCCCCTTCGATTATCCATCGCCAGTACGGCAGCGACTGGAAAGGCGTTAGGCCGACCGCGCGGTTGATGTCGGCCGGGGCCAGGTCGGATTGACCGGTTGTCACCCGCGCCGGCAGCGCCAGCGTCTGAGCCACGTCGGAACCAAGTTGGAACGAAGGCCCGAGCAGAGCGCCGAACGTGTCGCGGGTCACGTAGCGCGATGCCGGTTGCTGTTGCGTCTTGCTGGCGAAGCGGCCCGAGGCCAGCCGGTAAAGGCCATACCCGCCCAGCTTTTCCCAGGTGTTGTTGATTTCGAACCCAATCGAGAAGATGCCTGAGCGGTCCAGGCCTTCCGCCATCAGCGTTCCAGGATTGTCCGAAACTTCGCGGCCGGATTCCCGCTGCTTTAGCCAATAGATCAGCATGCCAATTGCAGACATGCCGACAATGCCCGTGACCATCGAGCCAGGCCCGTCTTGCAACCCGCGCATCAGAACGCGCTGATTAGACGCCAGCGCGAAGGTCTTGAACTGGAGTAGCGCCCGGCCGGCCGGCGTGTGGGAGAAGAGCGGCACATCAGCCACGCCCTTCGTTACGATGATCGAATCCACATCCTTGTTGAGAGCCGCCGCGAAGGCACGGCGCGCGCCTTCATCGGTCCACTCTTCCACACCGGGAACGTGCACGTTCCCCCCGACTTGCCCGAACTCCCGGAATTGCCTCGCGATCCGTTCCGCCATGAACTTGTCGACGCCGAGGAAGCCCATGTAACGCAGTTCTTGGGGATCCAGCTTTTCATAGTCGACGAGCGTGTTTTTAAGCACCCGGTTCTGGACGAGAACCGAGGCGATCGACTTGTGCATGTCGTTCCACCACGGCAACAGCGTCATCTTGGAAAAGATATTCGACGCGTTATCCAGGAAGCGTTCGAACGGCGAGTTCATCGCGTACGGGTCCGCCAGTTCTGCCATGGTCGCGAGGCGAGATTGCAGCGTCCTTTCCGTGACCGCGCCGAGCAGCTTCGCATCCGAGACAGAAAGCTTCACAGCCTTGAGATTGGTCAGCAGCGGCGTGATGCCTTCGGACATATAGCGGCCCATCCCGTGCACCATGGCAGGCCGCACAGCATCGGTCAGAGACGCCACCAGGACGCCGCCCATTTTCGTCATGAAGTTGAACGTGGTCGCGCCCTTGAGCACCCGAGCGAAATTCGTGTGCTGACTGTCGACCTTGTATTGCCCGCGCAGGAGGTCACGCACGCCGGCCACGTCATCCACATCGTTGCGCTCACGTTTTGCCAGCCGCGCCAGCTCCGCTTCCTTTGCCTTGGGGTCTAGCGCCGAGTCGATAAGGCTCGTCCGAAGGTCGTTATAGTCGCCGCGAATGCGATCGATCTGCCCTTGCAGGTCAGGCTTGCCAGGTCCGCCCAGGCGACGGTCCAGCCGCGCCAGTTCGACGTCGGCAGCCATCACGCGGGCATACCGGCGAGCAATCAGTTCAATGTCATGCTCGAGGAATTCCTCGACGAGGTGGTCAGGGATGTTGAAGGTTCGTTCCTTCAAAGGCCCGCGCGCCGAAACCGTCATGTCATAGGACGGCATGCCGCGATTGGCCCGCCCGGTAAGCTGGCTGAAAATGTCGTCGACGATGCCGTTGACATAATCGGCCCGGTCTTCCGGCGAGAGAAATTCCGGCAGTTCCTGCTTCACCTTGGGAACCATCGGTTCCAGCTTGTCGGCCTTCGCCTTCAAACCCTCGATTGCCGCTTGCAGCCGGCCGAGGTCGGTCGACTTCGCGGCGAGTTCCGCCAGGATTTCATCGTTCGCGTTGCCTTCCGCTTCCAATCGCTTGAGAGCGTCGACACGCTTGCGCAGGGTCCGTTCCGTCAGCTTGTTCTTGAACAGGTCACGCCGGGTTGTGGCATAGTCGACGACCAGCGAGACACGCGGCGAGGCGTTCGCCAGATCGGCCACCGCTTCCAGTTCCGTTTCGAGCTTGTTCAACTCTTCGCGAATCGTCTTGGCTTCCGTCTCGCTTATGAGGCGTTCATTGACGATGCGGTCGGTAGCTTCGTCGAACTCTTCAATCTCACGCTCGAAACGGGAGATGCGACTGTCCATGCCTTCCAGATTGCTTTCAGCGCCCAGGACGCGGCCAATCAGCGCCCGCACATCCTTCACGGTCGCATTCTCAGGCAGGCCAACGCTTGCCAGCCATTCGCTTGCAACGGCATCGAGGTTTTCCAGGATGTCATCGGCCGCCAGTTCATCGGCAGTGCGCAGGGGATTGCCGGCGAGTTCATCGCGCAGCGCTTCCATGAGCGAGACAGGATTGACATAGCCGGCCCCATCGTCGGGTAGATCGGCGAATATCTCGTCTTCCGACTTCACGAAGTTGTCGACATCACCGATACCGCCGCGCTTCACGAACAGGCCGGGATTCGTCTTAGGCGTGACGCCCATTGCGCGCAGTTCGTTATCGAGCTTGGAGCCGACGCGAGCGCCGCCCTTGGCCCTGATAGTCGCGAGGATCGGGTTGCGTTCGCCGAAGCTCTTTTTCTTGTTGGCCGAGCGTTCAGCCTTCCGAGCTTCCCGCACCACGTCAATCATCGCCGCCGTTTCGTCAGCGCCACGCAGAGCGGCCACCAGAGGCTTAGGAGCGCGTTGGGCCATCACGGCAAAGCGCGTGCCCTGCAACTCTTCCAGCGCCTTTCCTTTGCGCTCCCTGGAGCCTTTACGCTCGCTTAAGCGGTCTTCCAGGCTATCCAGCCGGGTCGTTGCCTTTTCGAACGCCTCACGGGTCTTTTCCGCGTCAACGATCCGGTTGCCGATCCTGATTTCATCGGCCTTGAACTCCAATTGCGAAAGCTGGTCGTCGAGCCAGGGACGCACGATTTCCTTGAACCGCCCTTCACCGGCATTGAGCCGAGGCGCATTCCATAGGCGGGTCAGGTATGAGGTCGCCGTCTTGACTTGCACGTCGGCAGGCAGAATGCCGACTTCGATAGCTTCGTCTTTCAGCGGGTCAAACAGGGTTGAGCGCCACTTACGCGCGGCGTCAGCCACGGCAGGGTTCAACGCGTCTTCGTCATTGCGGCGCATCGCGAACGAGATAGCTTCGCGGAACTTGTCAGGAGCTAGGCTAAGGCCTTTCTTGCGCCCCTCTTCGAAGGTTTGGCGCATATCGGTCAGGCCTTTGGTCAGCGCGCCCCGGTCCCAATATTTGACCGTGCTTTCGACTGCCAGGCTTCCTTCGCCGCGAGCGTTGCGTTCGAGATAATAGCCGGTTTCGGCCATTTCAGACATGATCGACCGATGCACCGCTGACGGGCTTTGCGCCGACCGCAGGAGCGGGTTCAGCTTTGCCGTTGCCTTGCCGACCGCAGCAGCGCCCATGCCCGCAATGTCGAAGTCTTCCAGCACAGGACGGTCGACCGCCGCCGCGCCAGCGCTTTGCCCTTCCGCGATGCCGTCGCGCAGTTCGGCCAGGTTCTGGTCTTCCACCCGACGCTTTGCAGCCGCTTCGGACATGACGCGGAGAGCCGCAGCACGTTCAGCCTTGGAGTAGAGAGCCCCGACACCGGCACCGAGCAGGCCGCCCAGGACCGCGCCGCCGCCAACGGCCAGCGCGCTTTCTTCCAGCGGCCGGGTTTGCTGCGTCGCCTGCAATGCTATTTCTGACACGCCGGCCCCCAGCACGCCCGCAGCAGCGGTTGAGAGCGCGGACCTTGCCACGGTAGCCCCGGCAGTCGCACCACGCACCAGCGCCCCGCCAGGTATCAGGGAAGGCACATCGAACACGGCAGCCCCGAAAGACGAGGCGACGCCAGCCCAGCCAGAGGCCGCGAGCGTGCGCCGGTCTTCCGTTTCCATGTCGATTTGCGATTTCATCGCATTGAAGGCGCGACGATTAAACACCGTGGAGAACCGGTCCCAATGCTCTTCGTATGGCGTGCCTTGTATGTCGGCCCACAGGACTTCGCCGGTAAAGCCGTCTTCTGGTTCGGCCAGGTCGATGCCGGCAAGCTTGTTGCTGGCGATCGAGCCCACGACGTTATCCTGCCGGAAGGCAGCGCCCAGCGTCGCCGAGAGTGCAGGAGCCGGTTCGGCCTCTTCCACAGCCTGCCCGTAGTCGATGCCACGGAAGGAGGCGAGCGCCGGCCGGTCTTCTGGATAGGTGAGAATCGGCATTACAGCTTAGGTTCCGAAGAGCCCCACACGGCGCGGTCGATAGTCCGCTTGCGCGCCATGCCAGGAGTGTCAGGGAGTGTCGCCGGGTCGATAGGTTCGGGCGCGGCAGGTTCCACCACAGGAACGCCCGCGCGCACCGTGTCAGCGTCCATGCGGCCACGCTCACGCGCAGCGGCAGCAGCGTTCGCCTTCATCCAGTCCGGCCCGACCGTTTCGTCTAGCGCGCGTTCAGCCTCGACTGCCGCGTCACGCTCGACTTGATTGGCAGTGTCGTTGCGCGTTCGGGTTTGCAGGAAGCGGTTCCTTGCATTCTCTTGAGCCGTGGAGCCAAGGGTTTTCAGTTCCTTGCCATCCATGCCCCACAGGCCTTCGAACACTTCGTCAAAGCGTGTCTGCCCGTTTTCCTGATACTGGTAGAAGAGGCGATAGCGCGGAGGCCGTCCCATTTCGATATCGGCCCGCGTCGCCTTGTCCGACACGATTGCGACGTTCTCGACCTTGCGCCCCGGAAACGTGTCGGCCACGTAGCTTTCGGCAGTCTTGAGCGCATCGGTTCGAAGGTATTCGTGCCCGCCGTCGATGGCAGGATAGTGGATTTCGGGCGGCAGCCGCATCAGGTTCGGCTTGCCGGAAACATTGCTGACGTTCCAGCGCGTCTTGAGTTCGGTAAGCGCGAGCGCCTTTGCAGCACCAGTGTCGCCGCCCGCCTCATAGAACTTTTCTTCGGCAATCTCCCGGTATTCGGCCAGGAGCCCGTTCACTTGCACCGGCATCACGCCCGCGCCCGGCTCCGCACCGAAGATGCCGGGATCAAATTCCGCGGTTACCTGGTCGACCGTCAGCGTCTTGACGAACTTGTCCGCTTCCGGTTTCAGGATTTCGCGGTTCACCTTTTGCGCCGGGTCTTTCATGCGGATTATGCGTTCCGCCGCAGCTTCGCCCGACATTTGCCTGTCGTTGACGAAATGCCGGAACAGGCCGAGCTTTTCACGCACGTCCGAACCGCCTTCGAACGAGCCGAAGGAAATAGGCGCCAGAACTTCCAGAGCGTCAGCCCGAGACATTGCCGAGGCGAAGACGGCAGGGTCGCTTGCCAGCGCACCTTGGCGCAGCGCCGATTGAACGTCTTTCGGAACATAGCCAGTGCCGGCAACGAAGGCTTGCGTGACTACTTCGGCATTCTCCGGGCCGCTAGCTTTCAGAATAGCCTCATAAGCCTTGTCGCCTTTCTTGCGTTCGTCGACATCGAAGCCGTTCACCGCGCCGGCAGCCCTGTCGCCGACCACGATAGCCGCGACGAGTTCCTTCACGTCGGCCTCTTCCTTGGTCTTCGCACGATAGGCCTTGATGTGTTTCGTCAGGTCGCCATCGTCTAGCAGCGGGTCATCCAGCAGTTGGTTTTCGGTAGCGATGTTGCCTAATTCGATATCGAGCCCGACGCGCTGGTCATGCGCCAGGTAAGCCGCCTTGCTTTCCAGCGCGGTCGTTGCCGCGATGTCGTCGGCTTCCTTTTGCGCCTTGGCGGCGATGACTTCGCGCGACGCATAATCGATGTCGGCAAATCGGGGATCCACTCGATAGCCCTTGCCGCCCCGAGTTTCTTCCAATTCGACATGCCAGTTCTCATTCCCGAGCGGGAACTTGAGGCCGTGCTTCCCAGCGTTGGCATGGACCCACGCGACAACTTCCTTCGGCGCATGCGCCAGCGACTTGCCATCATAGGACAGGTCGGCGGCGGAGCCGTGGTTGTGCGCTGACTTGCCGGGAGGTGCTACCCATTTGCGTGCCGCTTCCGGCGAGCCGTATTTCTTGAGCGCCGCCGCCCATAGTTCGGCCTGCCGGTCAACCGAGCGAGCGCCCGAGAAGATGCCGAGTTTTTCGCGAATGCCGGGAGGCGCGGAATTGAACATCGCGGCCAGGCGGGTTTGCATCTCAGGCCGCATGCCGTCGATATGGTCGTCACCATGCCCGACAAGGCGGGTTTTCAGGAAGGCATTCGCGTTGCCGTCAGCTTCGCCCGAGGCCTGCTTACCAGCGCGGCCCATGACCTTTTTGTAATAGTCGGCGGACTCTTGCGGGATGACGCTATCGTTGCGCCCCGACCGCAGCCAGGCATCAGCCCGAGCGGGTCCGCCATTGTAGGCCACAAGCGCCGCCTCGACATCGCCGTCATAGCGGGCAAGCATCTTCTGATAATAGAAGGAGCCGTATTTGACTGAAACGTCCGGGTCTTTCAGATAGGCCTCTTGTGCTTCCGGCGAGCGAGGAAAGCCACTGTCCCCGATTTCCGCCGCGATTTCGGCCGCAGTCCCCGGCATGACTTGCATCAGGCCGAGAGCGCCCACAGGAGACTCAGCAGACGGGTCGCCGCCGCTTTCCACGCCTATCATCGCATTGATGATGTCATCGCCGCCAGGAGCCTCGCCAAGCGCCCTGAGACGTTCGGCCGGCTTCATGCCGGACAGCGCCGCCAACTGCGCCTTGGCCTTCCAGCCCCGGCGCATGGCCTCCTTTTCGATAGGGCCAATGTCTTCATCAGGCAGCGCGTCAATGAACTGCTCACCCTTCCAGACGGATTCTTCGAAACTGTCCGGGTTTGCGTACAGGTCGCTTTCGATCCGGGTTAGCCCCGTGTCGACTTCGGCCTTGTAGTAGCTCGACCGCTGCGCCTTTTCGAATGTCTGCGCCTGCGTCGCCAGTTTGTTTTCAATGTCGAAGAGTTCGACATCGTATTGCGGCTTGAGGTCTTCCGGCACCGACTGATAAAATTCCTTGGCCGCGTCGATGTAGCTTTGCTGATAGGTTTCCTTGAAGCCGAAGGCACCAGGTTCCGCCGCCTGTCCGGCCTCGACCAACGCCTTTTCCTGCGTCGCCGCGAACTCCATCGCACGGCGTTTCGTTGCGAATGCCGTTGCCTGGTCGACCTTGGCCTTTTTGTTCACGTCCATCTGCCGCAGATCGGCAGCCATCGACATGATGCCCGAGCCGAGTTGCGCAGCACCACGCCCGATTGCCGACGTGTCATAGGAGGCAATAGGACGCCCAGCCCGGGCGCTTGGACGCCCGCCGAGGTCTTCCGCGCCAGGAAGTTTCAGCGCCATTTATGCGTACCTCGACTGGTACGGCGGCTGACTGTTATTTGCCCGCGCCCACTCGCTGCCGAAAGAGCCGATGGAGCCCATGATTGTGCCGGCCGCGCTAAACCGTGAACCGGTCTTTGCCGCCTTGCCTTCCATGCGGGAAGCCGCAGCCTGTGCGGTCCTGCCCTTCGCACGCTCTTCGCCGCCGTAGCGGATCAAGCCTTCCTGCAACGCCGCCTCTTCCGAGACATCGCCGGCCAGATCGAGGACGGTTTCATCGAGAGCGCCGAGGTTGGACGCCGACGCTACCGTCTGTTGCCGGGAGAGAATGAAATCGCGCTCTTTGCGGACGCGTTGGGCTTCACGCTGGGATGCCGCGCGCTCTTCCCTGCCCTGCTGTTCAAGCTGCTTAGCCTGAAACTCAGCGGCCGATTCCTGCGCATTGCCGGCCGCAATTGTGCCGGCAGCCGTGACGCCACCGCCAATCAAAGTCGCGCCGAGGGACAGGAGCGTTGTTAGTCCTAAGTCCGCCATACCCACAACCTTCCTTCGCCAGGCTTGAAACCGAGCCGCGCGAGCCACCGCGCCGAGGTCGGTTCGTCTTCGTCGCAAATCGCCACGATCCGCTTGTGGCGCGTCTTGGCTTCGTTCATCAGCAGGAGCGCATACTTGTGCATCTGGACCTTGTAGGGCCGCGCCTTGTCCGTCAGGTCGCAGAAGGCAATGACGCTCCCCTGCATGTATCGGAAACCCGCAACCGCGATCAGTTCGCCATCGACGAAGGCAGCAATGCCCTTGACGGTCGGATGCCGCCCGCTTGCGCCATAGAACCGTTCCAGATGCTCATGCTTGAGCGGCACGACTTCGGGCTTAGACTTTGTCATGCGCTTCCACAGACAGGACCGCAGCCATGATTTCGCACGGCTTCGGAGCAGAGGCCTTGAGGTAAAGCCGGCTGTCAGTGTCCCATTCGCCAGGGAAGAGGAATGCCGGCTTGTCGAATTCGGCAAAGACTTCGGTCGTAGTGACCGGCCGCCCGTCGATCAGACGCGGCAGCGGGTCCATGTTGTCGAAGTCCCGCCCGAAATAGAGCCCGTCATTATGCGTGTTGCGTAGGATGCAGCCGAGATAGTTGACCCGCTTCAATTGGTTGAGAGCCGTTCCCGCCGCCGCCGCATAGGCCAGCTTGGTTGACTTGTAGAGCGCGTCATATCCGAGGCCCACCAACACATCGGTTGCCGTGACGGCGGCCGAAAGCGTGATGGTTCCGCCCGCCGAGACCGTATAGGTTCCGAGATAGGCACCGCCGCCCCAGGTCACGACCGAATGCCCCCGCAGATGCGAAAGGCCCGACACGGTTGTTCCCGTGACGGCCGAGACAATGACGAAGCTGTCAGCCTGCTTGTTCATCGTGCCGCCGACGCATTCAGATTCCAGCGCCATCTTTTCGGTATAGCGCACTGTCGCCGAGTTAACGGTACGGCGCACTTTGTAATAGATCAGGTCTTCATCTTCGCCCGGAAGGACCGTGACCCGCTCGACAAAGCCCGAGCCACCGGGAGCGATACGCGACCAGCAAGTCACTTCTTCGGCCGGTTCATAGGTCAGCAGCACGGCCGAGCCGTCATCGAGCCAGACGTGAATGCGCGTGTCGGGTTGCCGCTGGACCGCCATGCCGACGACTTTGGCCGAGCCGGTCAGGTCCGGACAGAGCAGCGTCAGGTCACGCGGCGCATATTCGTATGTGTCCGGGTCGAAGATCAGTTCAAACAGGCGCTTCCCGGAGCGTTGAGCAAAGATGCCGCGATTATCGACCTTTGCCGCGTCGCAGCCCTGCCGTGACCCTTGCGTTGACGGGTCGCCGGCTTGTGCATTCTGTGGCGTCAGCGGTTCATCGAAGGACGTGGACTTGATCGAGTATTCCGAACCCGACGTGCCAACGATCAGGCGGCCGAGCGAGAGGGAGAAGTTGATTGTATCGACCGGCCCGGCCCCGAGCGTCCTGTTGATCGGGCCGCCGTCGCCTTCAAAGTCCGGGTCAAAGTTCTCGTAATCGTCGGAAATAGACCCGATGAAGCGGCTTTTCCCCAGCCACCAGAGCCGGCCCTTGTGAAGCGTTACAGCCGAGGGCCAGCCCTGCCTATCGGACCAGATGCCTTCCTGCCAACTGTCGGTGTATTCCGCAGTGTTGAAGCGATCCAGAACCTCGACATTGACGACCGTTGACGAAATGAAGCTAACCACCCGGCAGACGCCAAAGCCGCCACCGCCGTCATAATCAACCGTGACCGTCGCGGTGCCGGACGTATAGTCTCCTTCGGCAAAACCCAATTTGTAATAGATGGCCGCGTTGTCGTCGTGGTCCTCGTTGCCGGTGGACGCGAGATTTGCGGCGATGTCGACCGTCGTCTCACCAGTCTTGTACCTGAATTCCTTATAGCCTGTATCCTCTCCATCGAAAGAACGTTGCCATTTCAGCGTGCCGGACCAGGTTCCGCTGATTTCATAGGTCCAGTCTCGGTCATTGTAGCCGCCGGCTACGCCAGAATCGTCAATTACACCTGTCACCCGGAACGGCTCCGTAAAGGAACCGTCAGCGCCGAGAAAATACGTCTGGGAAACGCTTTCGTTGAACAGGCGGAAGAGAGCCCCGACATGCGTCGACTTGAAGAACGGCTTGTTCGCCGTCAACGTCGTGTTGCCGTTGGTCGCGCCGACTTTCAGCTTTACCGCCGCAGTCCTGGACGCAAAAAAAGGCCCCGTATCCGGTTTGTAGAGCACCACGGACCAGCTATCGACAGCCCGCCGCTCAATGCGACGCTGTTGATGACCGTCGCAGGCCACGAAGACCACATCGGCGGATTGTGAGTACCGGACAAAAGGCAGATCGGCAGCGGTCCAGGGGATGGAAAGTTCCATCGTGCCAGCCGCGTCGATGGCACAGCTTGCGACGATCCGGTTCACGTCCTTGTCGGTCTGGAACTGGACGTAGAAATTCCCGGTAGGCGTCAGCGCCAAGCTATGCGAGCCCGTGCGCAGCGTCGTTTCCGAGATGTATTCATCGCCGCCCGTGGTGGAGCCAACCCGGAAAGTGACCGGCCCACGCGTTACGGTGATGTTGATTGCATGCCGCTTGCCGATATTCGAGCCCGAGCAGGTGACAGTTTGCTGGACCTTGGCTTCGCCGCCAACATTGGTCGCGTTGAGCGTTAGGCCCGAGCCGCCATGCGAGACGATTCCGCCACTGGTAGATTGATCGGTCCAGTTGGCCGAAGAGGTTAGCGCGCTGATGGACGTGGTGACCGCAACGCGCGTCACCAGTTCGTCATCGACCCAAACCCGCATCACGCCGTCAGCGAGTTCCAGCCGCGCCGTGTCATCGGTCGCGGCGACAAACGGAATGTCGACGCCGAAAGCGTTGTTTTTGTTCGTGCCGATATATCCAAAGCCTGGACGCAGAAACATTGCCCCTTGCGTCTTCGGCAGCCAATTCGTCATCGTTTCGGCGCTTAGCCGGATGCGATCGACATCAACGCGGGCGAGCGCAGTTGACGACACCAGCCCCCGGTTCATCGCGAGAAGCGCAACGTTGGTCTTCATCGAGCGCCGCTCGACCCGCGCGACCAGCTACCACGGCTTTGCACAAGCCTGCCAGGAGGCGCAAAACGCGTCACCGGCTCATTCATGGCATCCGTGTTCGATGCTTTCTTGCCGGCCGTCTCCCGGTCCTTTTCAAGGTTCTTTTTCTTTTCAGCCGAGCCGGTGATTTCCTCGCAGGTTTCGTGCGCCAGGTCGTATTCGACAAAGGTGGTGTAGTTCTCAGGCCAGCGGCCTAGATCAAGCCCATAATCGACATCGTTGGAGACGTACCGGACATAGATCGGGTCGACATCCGCCAGCCAGAAGTCTTGCCTGTCGTCATAGTCGAGCAGCGGCGAACGCCCGTGCCCGTCATAGGTGACGCCGGCAGTCCGCAGCCAGTCATCCGGCTTCGCGAAAATCTTCTGATAGCCCCATTCCGAATTGTAAGACGGGTCAGACGTGAACTGGACGAAGCGCAGCGCGAAGTTCCAGAAGCCGCCTTCCAGGCAGCGCTTGACTACCTTGTCGTAGCAGGCATCGAGCGCACGCCGCCCCTTGCCCTCATCCGTCAGGGCCGAAAGACGCGGCTGCCCGAGCTTGATCAGCGCGCCGTTATAGAGGGAAAGGCGATCGGCCATCGGTCAGGCCGCCTTTTCCAGCGCAAACCCGGTCAGCCAGGTCGATGCCGCTTCCTTTGTCTCAATGCCGCCTTTAACGACCGCCTTGTCAGAGACGCGCATAATCTGCCATTGACCCTTCGGCCCGCCCCAGCGGATTTCATGCGTCGCCGGCTTCTCGACTTCGGCCGCGTTCGTCAGAGCCACAGGCCCGACGATATAGGCCACCCGAGCGCCACCGTTGCCGGCTTTGGAAACTTCCAGCACCGTCAGTTCGGCGAACCACTTGCGTTCACAGGCCATGACTTCAATGCGGTCATCGACGCGCATTTGTCGGGAGACGTGCACCCAAAAATCGGGCAGCAACAGGTCTTCGACTTTCACGTCCGCCGCCAGGTCGATGCGATAGACGACGCGCTTGCTTTCGGCCGCACGAAGGCCGTTGACGTTCAATGCCATAGGGCTGTTCTCCAGGTTGGGGTTTAGTCGACGAGCGAGACGCCAACGGTTGCATCAAGGTCGGTCACTGTGCCGCCCGTGGTGCAGATCACGCGGAAGGCGCGCGGCATGACATCGTTTGCGACGAGGTTGGCGGCAGCCGTCAGCGCAGGCCCAATGCGCAGAACCGTTGTTGCGGCAGCGTTGAGCGCGGCGGATGCCAGGATGGTGTAGTATTTGCCCGACTTCGGGTCTTTGCCCTGCACCGTAAAGGTCGCGGTCGGAGCCGTGCCGGTAATCGAAGTGATGTCGATCACGACATGCGCGGCCCTGCCGGACACGTTCTCCAAATCGGCACCGTTCGCGCTTGCCGTGGCATTAGCCAGCACAAGCGCCGTCATGTTCTGGTTTGCCATAGCGGCTTCCTTTTCGGATCAGATGAATGAAAAAGGCGGGAGCCTGTTACAGCCCCCGCCAAGCCCTGGAACTAGGCCAGGACAGCCGCCGAGACGGTGGCCGCGTCACCCGACACCACGCTGACAGAGTGCAGCGTGGTCGTGTACCCAGTGGTGTTCTGGACATACACGATGTCACCGACCTTCATGCCAAGGAGCTTGCCGTTGGTGAAGTAGCCGGCCTCGTCGACAGCGGTATGGGCATCCCCATCCGTGTAGACGAAGATCGAAGCGGAACCGCCGAAGCCGGACAGAACGCACTTCGGCGGGTTGGTGGTTTCATAGGCCATGTGTCAGCCCTCCTTATGCGCCGACGATGGCAGAGCCATCATGGTTGACGACAACGACGCCGCTGTTCTGCAACAGCTTCGCGCCCATGAAGGCCGAGGTACGAGCCCAGGAGTAACCCTGTTCGTCGTCGTAACCGACCTTGCTTTCGAGGTTCGACGTGTCGACCGCATGCCCGATGGACGCGCGATGGAACAGGAAGCACTTCTCAGCAGAGGTTCCGACGCCCGGAAGGTCCGGGTGCATCAGCCAGTTGCAGCCCGCCCAGCGCAGAACGCGCTTGATGGGACCGCCAGCCAGCGGCTGCATGTCGACGTAATCGCGAGACGAGAACGTCGCATCACGCATCAGGTAGGCAAGCATGGCGGGAGTGATGAGCCCCCACATGTTGTCGATCTGCTGAATCGGCACCTTGGCGAGGCCGAGGATGCCGATAGCCTTGGTGACGAGGGTCAGAGAACCCGTTGCCGCTGCGCCAGTGTCGACCGTGCCGGTTGCCAGTTCGGTGATGATGTCATCATCGACCTTGCGGTTCATCACGTTCAGGGACGTGTCCTGCATGATGCGCTTCTGGTCACCCTGCGAGGCGAACACGTTGAAGTCGGTCTTGCGGACCAGATCGTGCCATTCGACGAGAGTGGCCGTGGTCTGGCTCAGGTTGTCAGAGCGAGCGGTGATGAGGCCGTTCGCGCCGCGCGTTACCGCTTCCGCACCGCCGCTGTCGGCGACGAGAAAGACGGCTTCATTGCCCTTGCGCACGAATTCGGTCGTAACCGCCGTGCGGAGAGGCGATTCGCCGGATTCGAAGCCAGCGATGTATTCCTGTCGGTACTGTGTCTGGAATGCCGTGTCGGCCATGGTCCAGATTCCTTTTGTTGAGGGATCGGGAGCCGTTGGCAGGTTGTCCGTAAGCAGGCGTCGCGGGTTGTCCGGGTTTCCCCGGAGCCGCTAGACCAGCGTTCGGCGCTGTTACGGGCTGTTTTTGGTGAGTTCGCCTGAAGACGGAGCCGCTAAGCGGGTTGGCCGTCTTGCCGGGCGATGTATCAGGCCTTGAGCTTGTCGCGGGCCGTGATCAGTTTGCGGTAGCGCTCTTGCGCCGCCGAGTCTCTTCCCCAGTTCACACGGTCATCGCGCATGCGCTTTTCCATGCTGGAGATTTCGCTGTTGAGCGTCTCGATATTGCCGCCACCCGAGGGAACAACTGTCGCCATCGGGTTTTCGGCGAGCGACTTGCTGACGAAGAAGCGAACAATGTTAGGGTCATTGCCGATTTTCGTTCCGTCAGCCATGCGGCCGGACATCAGCTTCCCGAACAAGTCGGAATCGAAGCCGTCGAAATAGGGCCGCATCGCCGCGACGTTGACATCGAAGTCGCCGCCGTACTCTTCCCGCAGCGCCTTCATGCTTTCGCGCTTGTAAGCAGCGTCCACATCCTCTTGCGCCACGATCTGCGCTTCCTGGATTGCATAGTATTCGTCGACCATGTGCGCCATGTCGGCAGGAGCCACGCCCCGAGCCAGAGCCCGAGCAGCGAAGGCTTCGACAATCGGCTTGTCCTCTTCGCCTATCTCCCGCTTGTCCGGCAGTTGAATCGCCTTCACATAGCCGTCGACTTCATCGGGAATGCCATGCTCTTTGCGGTAGGCAGCCCATTCGTCAGCGGTCGCCTTGTCGCCGGGCTTGCCCTTCGGCTTGAGCCCTTCGGAAATCTTGCGCTGAGCCTCTTCCTGAGCAGCCAGGAGAGCTTCGGGAGAGGCAAACCGGCCGAGCATAGCCAGCTTCTTCGCGTCGCCCTTGGCGAGCTTGTCGCGCCAGTCCTTGCCCCACGGGCCGTCTTCGTCGGCAGCGGGTGGTTCCTTGCCCTTGTCGACCGCCGCAGGAGCCGCAGCAGCAGCTTCGGTTGCCTTCGCCGGGTCAGCAGCCGCCGCCGCAGCAGGAGCCGCTACAGAGGCCGCAGGAGAGGCAACGGCAGCAGCCGAGGTATCGACAGCGCCAGTGTCACCAGCAGACGCCGTAGCGCCCGCCGCAATGGTATCATCAGCCATAATCAGCCTTTCGGGGTTTTACTTCTTGGAGAGAAGGTCAATTGGCACGTTCACCAGCTTGACGATTTGCCGGCCAACATTGGCCCGCCCGGTGAGGTGCGAAGTCAGATCCACTTGGCCGGGAACAAAAGGTTCATCGTAGGTCATCGCCGCCTTGTGTATGATCCAGTTGAGGCCGCGTTGCTGTTGACCGGGCGAAGCATTGCCGGCAGCTATCGCCTTGATAGCCTCAACGTCCAAGTCATCGTACTTCGCCGGCATGAAAGCGATATGAGGCCGTTCCATCAGGCAGCTTGCCCCATGTCAGCCATCGCCTTGACCATCGGAGCAGCCTTGCCGGCAGCAGCGGCAACGCCACCCACCGCTTCGGCCTGTCCTTGCGCCTGGATTTCGGCGTCCATGGCTTCCGAAGCCTTCGCCAGCGCCTTGTCGTCGTTGATCCAGCTTTCTTTCCAGCCCGTGCCGCGCAACAGGTCTTTCGAGATTTCCACGGCGTTCGGAAGCTTGGCGACGAGCGGGTCGACCTTGGCCGCGACCGAGAGCAGTTCCATGCCCTCGACGAACTTGTGACGCATGCCGTCGTCTTCCAGCTCCTTAATCGGCGACTTGAAAGAAAACTCGATGCTGGAGTTCTGGAGCGATTGCGGGATTTCATCGACCGGGAACGCACCCATGGCGCGCATGACGGCGAACGTCTCGGCGCAGAGCGGTTCGTTGTATTCCACCTCGACAGGTTCGAAGATTGGAATGTGCGCCCGCATTTGCTGTTCGACAATCTTGCGGACTTCGTAGGCCGTCTTGCCCGAAGTTTCCGGCAGGCTGATTTGATTGCGCATCAGGCCTTCACGGATGACCATATCGAACCGGGCAGCCATGTCCGAGCCGTGCGGCAGCGCCGAACTGTCAATGTTGAGAGGTCGCAGGCCTTCGCCCAGGCGTTCATCATACTGCGCATCGAGCCAGGTAATGCCGCCCGCATACAGGCCGACATCGGAGCGCACAACGTCGAGTTGCCCAATCATCGGCGGGTCAATCGCCTTTTCGCCGGCTTCAAGCAGAATGCGTTCGATAGCCTGCGTTGTGCGGGCATCCGGCAGAATGATGGAGGTGAACGGCGAGCGGGCATATTGCGAGCCCGAGACGGTAGCAGCCCGAGGAATGACATAGCCGCGATAGCTTCGCGCTATGTTCTCAATGACTTCGCCTTCGTCAGGCATCACCCACAGAGAGGCCCAATCCTGCCCCTTGCGAGGCGTATAGCCCAGGTCATAGGAGCCCGAAGGCACTACCACATGACGAAGCTTGATTGGCCGGCGAGGCGTCTTCCCCGCGTCCTTGCGCAGCGCTTCCGGTACCTTGTCGCCGAATAGCTGGACGACGTTGATCAGGTCGCACGTCTCGTTGCGGTGAACGTCCGAAATCGCGCCAGTGTAGTCTTCGGCCCAGGCCACATCGCGGAAATGCCACGCCTTGTAATAGAGCGCGTTGCGTTCCTTTGTCGGGCAGACATCAAGCACCGCTTGTCCGAAGGTCACGTGGTCATGGTCGCCGATATTGGTTGCCCGAGTGAAGAACGCCCCCTGCCGGTACATGGCCGAGCGCTGGAGCTTCGTAGCGTATTGCAGCCATTCCCGAGCGTCAGAGCGCTTGTTGCGGTCATCATCCAGCGCCTTCACTTCGAAGAAGTCAGGAGGCCGCAGAAACGTCCGGTAGGAGTCGCCGAGTTCCCGACGATAGAGGGAGGCGCGGGAGGTGAAGGAGCCCGCAGCGAAGTCATCGCCGATGTTGAGCGAGCCCGTGAAGTCGGCCCGGTCATAGTAGAAGTGTTCCGCCAGCTCCTGACAATGGATATTGAGAGGTTCCTTCTGCGTGAACAGACGGTTCCCATGCTCAATGATGTCTTGAACCGGGCGGGAGATAGCCATTTAGGCCCCCAGCTTGCCGGTAGCGCCGACCAGATTGTCAGACATGATGGTCGAATCCCGACCGCCACGCGCCCGCATCTCGGCAGCACGCTTCCGACGCTCTTCCTTGATGGCAGGGTCTTCCTGATCCGGCATGCGGGTCACAGGCTGAAGCTTCGGCTGTTCCGGCTTTTTGAAGAGGTTCGACATAGGATTTGTTTCCTTTTCCGTTCAGAGCAGGGAAGTCGCGGCGATGGATGCCGCAGCCCAGGACACCATTGCCGTGATGAATGCCGCCACATGCAGGGATGGACGCGCCCACGCGTCGCCTGCCGTCCGCAGTTCTTCCGTCACGAAGGCCATGGCCGCACACAGGCCAGCCATCTGCCACGCCGTTTCGTTGCCCTGGACGAGGCCAGCAGCGGCCACGATGCCCAGCAGCGTCATGCCGTGGAGCGTCTGTTTCAGATCCATTACCGCCGACCTTTCTTTGCGCCGGCATGGCCGACCACCACTTGAGGGAGCCGCCCGCCTAGCGCATCGCTATGCAGCTTGCGGATTGCTAGTTTCGTGCCTTCCGACCAGGCCATGACAACCGCGTCGCCACGATCAGGAGAGCGCCCGAGCCGAGCTTTGATTGCGACTTTCTCTTCAACCTGGATTGTCGCCACCTTTACCGGCTTCCACCGGATGGCGATCAGATCGGCGAGCAGCAAAGGGTCCGGAGGCAGAGCAATGATGGACCCGCCCTCTTGCGAAGGGTCTAGAGCCTCACGAAGACGCCAATGCGCTTCGGCCCGCTTGTTAAGGAAAGTCCACTGCCCATCGCTCGAGCGAGCCGTTGAGGTGTGCGAGGCGTTGTAGGCCGAGACAGAGACGCCGTTGTCCTTGAGGAACGTTACCGCGCCGCCACCATACCCGCCGCCCACATCGATGATGACGCCAGCACCGTCACGACGAGCCCCGAAGACCATTGCCCCGATTGCAGGCCCGTCAGGCGTTTCAGCGCCAGGCTTCACGACCAGCGGCGCAAACCATGTCCCGTATCGAGGGGCGAGCGTCGAACTGTCAGGGCCACCTTGCGCCACGTCGACAGCCAGAGCCGTCATCTTGAGGCCCTGATAGCCGTCAGGCTTCCACCTTGCTTGTGCGGCCTTTACCCACTCACCAGGGAACAGTTGCCATTCGTCATCTTCGCGGCCGGCTTGGAAATCGCCGTACAGCAGTTGCGAGCGAAGCGGTTCCGGGAGAGCCTGGAGGCGAGCCCTATAGCCAGGGTCGACATACGGGTTGTCATCGAGACCGGCCGGGATGAAGGTCCGGGACATTGCGACGTACTCTTCGCCGCCACGTTCATATGCGCCAGGACCGTCGACCCATTCCGTTGTGCCGCCGACCACGATAGCCCAGCGCAGTTCCCCAGGCAGAGCCCGGTTCGGATAGTTGGGATCGAGCCACGGCGCGAACTCTTCAATCATCCAGAGGCCATCGCCACCACGCGGCGGGTTTGACCCGAGGATGACCCGGCAGCGTTGCCCCTCTTTCGTGGTGCGCAGCCAGCCTATGAGCGAGAAGACCTGTTCCTTTAGAAACTCACCCGCTTCATCGAACGCGATAAAATCCCGAGCATTGCCAGCGTGCTTGCGCCAGTCGTCGGGTTGCTTGAGGCCGGCGAACTTGATGCGGCCCCCGTTGTTCAGCTTCCAGACGTTATCGTTGCCGCCGACGAACTCTCCGTGATCGGAGAGGATTTGCCGGGAGAACTCAATCAGGCCGTCTAGTTGCGAAGCTTCGCGTCGGAGGATCAGCCCCGACATGTGATTGTTAGCGGCGCACCCGACTTCCAGCGCCGACTTGCCGCCGCCCGCTTGCCCGCCATACAGCAGGATATCAGCAAGGCTTTCCAACGCTTCGGTCTGAGCCCCAGGATTAGGCCGGAACGGCTTGGCGAGTTCGCCAGCGGCCATAGCGACCAGTTCCTGCCGGTCTTCGGCAGATAGTTGGCTTATGACGGATTCGAGCGCCCGAAGGTCGACTGCTACCGCGTCAGCCACCAGCCTTCGCTTTCAGGCCTTTTGCCAGGAGGTAGGAAATAGCCTTCGCCAGTTCGCGGGATGATGTCTCAGGCACCAGCGGCGCACCGTCTTTCCCGGTTGCCTCGACCTTTTCAACCAGCAGGCCATGTAGCTTGGCTTTGCCCATCGTGGCGCTGATAGCGGCCGAAGGCGTCTTCTCTGTCATCGCCATTGACCGAGCCTCTTCTAGCTCTTTGGTCAGCGTCCCGACCGAGACTAGCGCCATGTCGCGAGCCGTCGCCTGGAGCTCATCCACCCTTGCGGACACCTTAGGGTCAGCCAGGAGGCGAGAGGCTTCCGACCAGATGGTTTCTGGCTTGGTATCCTTCCCGACATCGAACGCCTGCCGATAGGCCTTGGAGCCGTTGCCGGTCTCGACATAGGCCAGTGCGAACGCTTCCCGCTTTGCAGTTAAATCGCTCATGTGCTGGGGATTTTCTTTGCTAGTATGGGAAGGTTCTGCGGAGGGGAAACCAATGAAGGAATTAGGCCAAGGAGCTACCAACCTGTTTTTCGCGGTTGGTCCGCTGATAGTGAACTGGTGGGAATTCGACGGCGCTTACACTTGGACAGCCGTGTTCATTGGCGCGGCGCTTGTCGGCCTCTACGGCGAGTTGACTGGCATCCGCCAGATAGTCGCAGCGAGTCACCGAATGCTCTGGAAGCAGACATACCCAGGCGAGCCGCTGGACTGAAAGGAACCGTCATGACCGATACCCCAATGCCCGTGACCGGCTTCGCAATGGACGCCGTGGAATCGGAAGATGGCCAGACGATAGTTGCCGTTCTTACCCTTCAGACCGGCGATTTGACCTTCGAATTCGCCATCAACGAGGAAGGTGCCCAAGCGATGGTCGGGAACCTACAGCAGTTCCTCGACATGGTGCAGTCGAGAGGCGGCCGAACCAACTGAGCTTGTTAGAGAGGTTCCGGCGCAACCGCTTACCCGGTCCAATGGACGCTAACCCCTTAGCGCACTGCCCCACCGAATTCTTCTGAGGATCGAGCGGAAGCTTTTGGACGCGTAGCCGGTATCAGCGCTGAAAGGACCGGGGCAGATTCGATGACGGGCGCTTGCCCGAAAACAGTGTTGGTGCTTTGCTATCTCTCGGAAGGAGAGCGAGCAATGGACTGGAGCAATGACGACTGCCCCGTGTCGAATGAGCCGGCGAGAGAGGCTCTACCGCGCATCGGAGATTTCGCCGAGATGATCTGTCCGACCTGCGGCAGATTTCGCATTTCACGATCTAGTCTTGAAACCATCAGGCACTATGAGGCCGATGATCGGCTTGCTTTCCTAGAGAAGGCAAAGCGTGAGGCGCAGGGTGGGGCCATCCCGTTTATCATGGGTGTGGAGTAGCTGACGTGCCTTCTGCCAACGTCTTTGAGCGCGTTTACACCGATGAAACGCCAGATGCGGTGACCGTTCGCGTCTTCGTTGTTGACGGCCAAACGGTAGCCGAGGCTGATTGGGACCCTAGAATGGGCTCCTACGGGATGATAGTGGGACCCGCTCTCGGTAACCCACAACCCGTGCCCGATGTCTTGAACCACGCCATCCGAACCCAGAGAAGTCTAGCGTTACAGCGCGTTGTGATTCTGCTCGAAGGTGACGCGCGCTGGTCGGACGAATGGGGAACTCTAAGCTAAATTCCAGGCAATATGCCCTACCCGTGGGGGCGGAAGGTTCCCCACATCGTCCCGGCGTGTAGCGCAAAATGGCCCCGCACAGACGGACGCAAATCAACCCCGACAATATCGCACGGAATCGCCTTCGTTGCAAGTTCTATGAACACTGTTTCGGCTTTTATTCCTATGATGCGTCCCGCGCACTGTCCCGCCGAGTGTCCCCAGGTGCTTGCGTCCCGGCTGCGTCTTCCGTGCGTCCCGGCTCCTGATAACGTGAACAATTACAGATGGTTGTCTGCGTCCATTGTCCGACACCCCGCCGAATCGAGCCTTACGACGGCTTGCACCTCATCATTGACCAGCAGCACAGCCATGTTGCCGGGAACCAGCCTGCTATGGACCACCGGCACGCCAACGAATGAAGCGCCCCGCCCGAGATAGCTATCGTCACGGACGAGCGGGATTTGCCGCTCTATCCATGCGGTGAAAGCTGGCAGGCTTCCGACCTTGATTTCGGCGCGGTCAGGCTTGCCCGCTTGCCGCGTGAAGTCGGCGAAGTCTATTGCGCCGATGTCTTGCGCCATCACACTTGCACCAGGTTCTCGACTTCGATTTCCGTAGGCACCGAACGCCCGAGGATTTCCACAAGCACCCGAGCCCTCCCGGCATCCTTCACGCTTTCCAGCAGCCCGACGAGGCCGACGAATTGCCCTTCCTCAATCCGCACGGGACCGGGCTTAATCTTCAGGCCGTGGTCGCGCATCTGGTCCAAGACGCCAGTGTCGACAAGCCGCTTGAGCCGCGCCATCTCGTCTTCATCGATCGGCACCGCGAAGCCTTGCTTGGTTCGGAGAAGGCCCTGAACACCGTCGAATGTTTCGAGCCCGCCCAGGTCCGCCGCAAGGCGAATGAAAACGTAGCGGCCAAAAAGAGCAAATTCCTTGGATGTCCACTTTTTCGTTCGGTGATGCCGGTACTCCTTGCGCCAAGTCGGACAGTACGCTTCATAGCCGCCCAGCTTCAATTCGCGAGCCGCCTTGATTTCCGCCATGGGATCGGTCTGGACCGCATACCACGGCCATTTCGTGTCAACGTGCTTGTTCATGTGCCAATTGCCCTTTTCTGTTGCCCTCACGCGCGCGCACGCGCATGCACGCGAGGCATCATCATTCCAAATGCTCTTGAAGCGCGGCTATCAGCCGGCGAAGCGCCTCTTGAGAAGACAGCACCATCCACATGTCTTCGTCATCGAGCGCGCCGGCCTCTTCCAGGATGACGACGCCGCCATAACGGTTCCGATAGACCGCAATCGACCGTTGTTCCCGCACGATTACATCCTCGCTGTTGTTCCAATCGATTTTGCTGCCAGTTTCCGTTTCTAGCGGCAGGTACGGTTCGCTAGCATCCGCTTGCGGTTCAGGCTTCGCGACCGCATCCCCGAGCGGCAAACCGGGTTCATCTTCCGTCATCATGCGCAGTCCCCCGGTTCCCAGCTTGTGAAGCGCCGCCGAAGTTCGGCCTGGACCGCCTCTTGAAATTCCAGCAGTTCACGGTTGATGTCGTCAGCAGGGACACCAGCCCGCGCCAGTTGATCGGCGAGCCCGCGCACCGTGGTCTTCCAGTAGGAATCCGCTTCGGAGCCTTGCCGCTTGTCGAGCAGATCGGCGACGCGCCGAATTTTTGCCAGCCTCCTTGATAAAGGGAAGGCCACCACTTTTGCGGGCGGGTCCCATTCGAAGAGAGGAAAGGAATGTTCAGCCATGCCGGCACCCCTTTTTTTCAGAAGGCTTTGGAAGGAAGGTAGGGAGTAGGGCAGCACTCGACACACCGCCCCCATCGAGCGCCTGCGTTTTGGGTACGCTGCGCTCATGGGGGCTAGCACAGCGCTTACCCGTCGCAGTATCCCCTGTGGTAGATATATATGTGTCCCTGTGGTGATACCCGATTTGGCCGGGTATCAGGGTCACGGTCCCTGTGGTGATACCGTCAACCATTGGCAGCCACCAGTTTTAGGGTCGACGGTCCCTGTAGTGATACCCGCTGTCCCCGAGGCGCGACCGAAATAATGTTCGGCTCCCAACGATGATAATCCTTAGTCGGCAGTTCCCCGGTCACGTCACAGGGATATTCGGTCAGCCGCCATTCGGTCGCGCGGTTCTTGAGCGACCCATCTTCCGAAGAGCCCGGACGGAAATAGCCCTGCTTCACCGCCTTGATGAAGCCCCGCTCCTGGAGCCGCACCAGCGAGCGATTAGCCGTGTCCTTCGATATGTTGCAGGCAGTTGCCAGTTCGCGGCAGCCGCAGACAATGCCCCCGTTGTTCGTCCCGTTGTATCGGTATTTGACTTGCAGATAGACCGCGATGTCGGCGGGTGTCAGGTCAGCCCACGCGGCTGTTTTCATCGTCGCCGCCCACACCAGAACAAATTTCTGCTGGCCTTTGCGCTTGTATTTCTTGCTCATGCCCGCGCGCCCCGTATCTGTTGAGCCGCGCGAATCGCGTCGATTGCCTCTTTCGCAGAGAGGCCGAAGTCGCGGCGAAGCTGAGGGACCACGGCTTCACCGTCCGCAGCACCCCCACCAGCAAGCCAGCGGGCGGCATCCATTACAGAAGAGGCGACTCGAAGGCCGCCCCCTACCTCCCCCGCCGCCGCGCTCATTTGAGAAAGCCTTTCGACTTCGCCGTCATCAGCCCGGTTGTGACTGCTTCGGCAAACTCTTCCAGCTTTTCGACCTTGAAGGCCAAGCCGTTTTTGCCCGGTCGCATCGCGCCGTCTTCTGCTTCGAAGAACACGCGCATATTGAACAACCGATGCCCATTGAACACGTCGAGAGAGATGCGGATCTCTTCGCGGCTGTTCTTCTTGATCGTGGCTACAGGAAGCCCGGTCATATCAGGCGGCCTCCCCGTGCACAGCGCGCCTGAACGCCGGAATGCTCAAAGCCCATCCGCGCCGCCCCCACCTGCGCGCACCGGGAATATGACCGTTTTCCAGCATATAGTAGACGCGGCGAACGTTAGGTTCACCGATGGCATCGGCAATTTTCGCCGCGCCATATACGATTTCAGCCTCGTGTTTTGCTTCCTGCAC